GCTGTCAGGGAAATTCTTGCCTAGGGGGTGGGGCCTTTTCTGCCGGTCTGCGCGCCCTGGGACCGTGGGTCGGCTGGCCCTCCTGGCGGTGCGGCTGCGGAGCACGGCCATCTCGTGAGTTGACCACAGGTCGAGTGGGGCAGAATGTCTCACATGCGTGAGCCTCACGCATAATGCGTGAAAATCACGCATACGTCCTCGGGATGTCCGTCGGTTTCGCTTACACTGCTTTCTCATTATTGAGAACCTATTACGCTCCATATCCGCTATTGGTATGCGCTATTGGGGCTAATAGGTTCTCAAGATTGAGAAACAAAAGATGGGACAACTTGTCCCACTGTGTTACGTTAACGTTAATCCCAGGCTCCGCTCTCGATAAGCGCTGCGTGGGCTGTCTTCGCTACGTTGTCGAGTAGGCGCGCCATGTTCACGGGGTGGTCGCGCTCCCAGGGCAGCGTGCGTAGCGGTGTGGCTATGGCCAGCACCTTCTCAAGGGCTCGGGCGAGCCGTAGCTCGCGCTCTGTCAATTGGTCAGCGCTCATGCGGCCCTCCCGAATTTGACACACGGCGCGAAATGAATCTCGCCCAGCCCGTCCGCGGCGGTCATGCTGCCCTCGTCAATCATGTCGGCCCAAATGGAGCGCGACACCGACTCGTGGCTTGTGTGGTCTTCGATGACGCAATGCTCGTTGAGCTTGTGGAGTTTGGCACAGTCGGCGCAGTCTGCGGCGTGGACCACGAACGCGCCCTTGCTCTGGTCCCGCAGGTTTGCTCCAAATATCTTGAGTTTCATAGTGTCGGATTCCTTTACAGTTTAGTGGTTGTTGCCGTCGAAGTTGATGAACACCCCGAGCTTGCGCTCGTTCGCTTGGTGTGCCGCCAGTCGGCGCTGCTGCTCCGCGAGGCACAAGCAACAGAAGCAAGTGCCGCAGCCGCAGCGGTGATAGCTCGACACACGAGCGTGCTTGGCCAGTTCCTTGGCGTCCAGGTCCTTCACTTGCTGCTCGTAAGATTTCTCATTCATCATGCCCATACAATACCACGGCGCTGTTTAAACGCAAACACAAAATGCGTGCGGAACTGCGGAGCAACTGACCGGGGAAACTACTTAGTCCGAGCGACCACGGCAACCTCATACGGGGCGCTGTCGTATTCGCATGTGCCGGGCTGGACTAACATAGGCATAGACATTGCGCCTGCGGAGTAGCGATGGTATTCTTCGAGGGAGCGAAAACGCAATGGGCGCAAATCGCTGACGACAGGATAGCATTTGCACGGGAGCATGATGCCGCTAGCGCGTGGGTCACAGTGGGGCTCTCCGCGAAAAGTGTGCGTGGCTATTCGCTGGTGGTGCTCGCAATACCAGCGCTCGCCTGGGGGCAGCGGGACATACTCAGTGGTCGTCATCGTCGTTCGGGGATTTGGGTTTCACTGCTTCCTTCGCTATCTCATTGGCCTGCGCAAGCTGAGCATCAAACAACTGAGCCCTGGGCGTAGCTGATGCGCGAACGGCTGCAAGGCCAGCGCTGATTTGTGCGTGTAAATCACCGGCGCTCACTTCACTGTCTCCGTCGTTCTCTTTTCGCTTGGCTCTCTCGGGTGCGGAGTCGTTGAGCGCCTGATACGTGAGTGACTGAGCTTTCTCCATTGCCACAGCCAGGTCAGCGACAGCGCGGGTTGTCATCTTCTTCGACGTGTCGCCGTTCTTGCTCGCCGTGGATTGAAAAATGTATTCCTCCAGTTCGCCATCGTTCATGCTGGACACGCGGTGCAGCACGCGTTGAACGAACAGCCGCATCTTATGGGCCTGGACGAAGTTAAGGGCGCGATTGCACGCGCGCTCTACATCGCCTGGGCGCGTGGACTTCTTCAGCGCCAGGATTGGTCCGAGTTTGTTCTGCCAGCCTTCGTCGTCGGCCATTTTTAGCACCGCTGCCTCTGGGACATTAAGTGCGTGCGCCGTTCGGACGATGTCGCCGGTGAACGTTGCGTAAAGCAGGAACGCTTGCTCGCGGTCCAGGTCCGGGGGGATTATGTCGTGGGTCATACAAACATTCCAAGGCAATCGAACTCCGAGCAATACCGAATGCCACAGCGCCGCAACTCAATCACCTGGCACTCCTGGATTACCTCGGCCAATTTTTCAACATCAACATCGAGCCAGATTTCATCGTGCTCCGCGGCACTCACCATATCCAAACCAGCCTCGGGCACCAGTTTGTCGAGCAGCATAAATGCGTGCAAGTCCGCGCGTTTCGACGTGGGGTGCGACACCCGGTCAAAGTGATGGGCCTCGTTCTCGTGGCGCTCAAACATTTCGGACAGTTCTTCGGGGGTCATACGGGCTTCGTCAATCGCTTGCCTGCAACTTTTGGGTTGGTGGGGTTTTGGGTAGCCCACGAGTATCGCTCCTGCGCCCTCTTCTCGCGGCGCGCCTGCTCGTTGAGGATGCGCACCTGCTTGGGTTGGTGTTTAAACAGATGGTCGTCGGGGGTCGTCGGCATGTTCAAAAAACAGTGCGCGGAGCCGGGGGCATACGCAATGACAAACCGACGAAAAGACCAGCCGACGAAAAAGCAGGCCAGCACATCCCCGGCTAGTTCTAGGATAAGGGTGTATTAGGGTAGTCACCTCAAAATCGGCACAGCCCAAAACCTAGACTGGAAAAAGTTAGAATAGAATACGCGAAAAATATTTTATTATATACCAGACCATAGGGGTCCCCAAAACAGGGCTTGCAGCCCACATATTAGGTATACTCTAGTCCAAACAGGTTTAGGTATTCAGCCATGCCGATTTGGCATCGACTACCCTAATACACCCTTATCCTAGAACTAGAAATAATCTCCACTTTAATGTTGCTTATTCTGTCCACTTGCCGCACTGTGTTCTTGGATATGCAAATACCGAATGACCCGAAACTCAACGCAATGGCGAACCGACTGGATGCCCTGACCCAGTGGGACGCCGGGCACAACGACCAGGTGTATCTGGACAAACGCAAGGCTAGCACGCTGCGCAACGCATACTACGCCACGCAGAACTGCAAGTGGTTCGTGAAGCTGAGCCTGGGCGGGAAGCAATACATCCTCGGCATTACTGAGAACGGGTATTCCGCGGCGCGCTTCGCCGATGTGTGCCTGGTGCGTTTCTGGCCTTACCGCAAACGCACGCGCGCCATCCTCGACAGCGACGTGAATTTTTCTCTGTCCCAAGCAAACTCCGACATGGTCGAAGGGTCTCAATGCCGACAACTCATTGATGCTATCGAGAACCACCTACTGGCTATCGGCGTAATATCGCCGGTCGCCGAACCCGCCGTCAGTGAGGCTATCCCGGTTCCAGCCGCTGCGCGCAAAAAGCTGCTGCACGCTCACCGGGCCTTCGACGAAGCCATGCGTGAAGCGCTCTCTGTCCTGACTCAACTCAGCCCGGAGGCTGCCACTGTGGTGGACATGACCACCGAGCACATATCCCAGTCCCAGATTTATGTTGGCTCCGTCAGTCAGGCCCTCAACAAACTGTAACCAACTAACACTATGCTACTCACTGAAATCAACGAAACCTTCAAGGGAATCAAGTCGCTGCTCGCCAAACTATTTATGTCCACCGACAGCGCGGAGCGCGGCATCAACCACATCAAGCACGCGCTCTTTGCGCAGGTTCGTCATCAGGAAGCAGTCAATCGCGAGCTTGTGGAGATTAGGGAACGGCTCAAGACACTGGAGCAACGACAGAACTTCATCTACGTAACCGCTCCTTTGCCATCGCCGCTCCCGACCGACGTTGCGCCCGCGCGCCCATACGAGGTTACGTGTTGCGCTCAAGACGACGATTTTCATCCGACGAACGCCAAGGCCGACAACTCACCACTTGGACCTTTTCGTGAGCGTGCGCAGGACGATTTCAATACGGCTGCCAATCCATCCGGCACCGCGGGCGTAGGTAATTACGTCCCAGCGCCACGCGCAGAGCGGGTGCCCCGCTACGATTACGGAAACGAACTTTAGTCAACCCCCAACCAAACCAAACATAGCTATGCCCACTAATAACACCAACCACACCCCAATCACCGGCGCAGAGTTTGCCCAACTGGCGCAGTCCTTCGCGCGGTTCCAGTTCATCCGCAACGCAACCATTAAGCAGGCGAACGACGACGCAGAACTTCGCGGACTCACCGAATTCATGGCGCAGTTTTTCATCGACCACGCCGCGGAATTCCTCGGTTGCTGGCAAGTCCTGCGGTCTGAATACGAGCCGCTCATTGGCGTCCTCAGTGTGCTGGCCCGGCGCGCCATCGCCACGAACGACAGCCGGTCTCAAGTGGAGGCCCCACAGCCCGCCGCACCCGAGCACCCCCATCCGGACAACGTGAGCCTGCTCATTACCAAGTAAGTGGTATGAGCGACGACAGTGACAAATGCTGGCCAGCCGGAGAATATCCGTATGAAAGCAAGGCCCAGCCGTTCATCACGCGCGCGGATTGCGCGGAGTTGCCGGTGTTCCTGGATGGCTCCGACGGCAGCCTCTGGCAGAGCCGGGAGTCATTCGAGCAAGCCGCGTCATGCGGCGCGCCCGAGCGCAGATTTGTTCGGCTTAGCGACTTGTTATCGCTGCTGGACCCTCCAGTAGCCGCCGCACATGAAACCCCTTGCGGAAACGGTGAGTGTAGACTATGCTACGGGGCAGGGGATTCCCCTACCCCTCCGCCCGTAGTTCCTCCGACAGAATGTCCTTGCGGTTCCGAGCTTCCGTGTTATAGTCATTGAGTTGACAGGACGCACGTAGAAGTCGGAACGCCGTCAGGGGATGCAAACGGACCTCGGCTGAACCGGCGCAAGTGGGAAACAGGAACGGGTTGCACCGCCCTGGGACCGTGGCCTGTTCACAAACTCGGTGCTAGTGGGTGTAAGGACCCCGAGCGCCGAGCCAATTTTAAAACTGAATTATTATGAAGATACACGAATTGCGAGAAAACATTGTGGTCAAAATCACCGACCGCGACAGCATCGGCGGCATCCGGGTAGAAAACATCCCGGCGAGCACCCTTACCGACTGCGGCTTCGGCAGCAGCGTCGCGTATCGTTCCTGGGGTGCGTGGTGCGTCAATCTGACCCGTGACCAGGGTGCTGCGCTTCAACGCGCGCAACTTGAATTGCGTCCCGTGCCCGCCGTGCTGCAACTCGGACCGCTATAACCCATGAAACCCCCAAAGCTTTTTCATCGCGACGTGTTCATGCCGGAGTGGATACGCGACCAATTCATCGGCCAGCGGGTATCTCTCAGCTACACCCGGCACGCTCAGCTTGAGTGCATCGACGACAACCTGCTGCAACCCCCATTTTCGCTGTTCATTACCGACGTGGTCGAAGCCGAATGGGATTCCAATCACGGGCGGGTGTCGAAAATTACGGTGCGGCACAGATACGATGCAGAGCGCGATATGGTCCTCGTGCTGGTAGACTTCAACGACGGCGCGGCCATCGTCAAAACCTGCTGGAGTAACAAACGCTCCGACAACCACTCAACCCTCGACAGAAAAAAATATGCCACAAGCTAATACCAACCTAGAAATCCTGGCAATCAAGACAACTGCGCAGCCCGGCGCATCCATTCACAGGTGCATCGACGACGCGCTCCGGCTAGCCGTGACGGAATGGCGAACCGTCGAACTGACGCACAACGGCGAGGTCTACATCATTTCGCTGCACGACATCGGTGCCTCCATTTACGAGCAACACAACCCATGAAAAACAAATCACGCCAAGCGCGCGGGCCGCTATACATCCATCGAGAATCCATCTGCGGCGAGATGCGGCACCGCGTCGTCAAGCGATACTCCGACATGACCTATTGGTATGTGGCGGAATACCGCAATGAGATGGGCCGGTGGTTGCCGATGACGGTGCAGAATCAAAGCGGCTATCAAACCGCCGCAGAACGCCTTTGGTATCAACAGACAACATAACTAACACCATGACTAAAAAATTAACCGAGCGGTCCGCATGGCTGGCTATCGCCCACGCTTTTGACCACGAATATTCCTTCAACGACCCGTCGTTGATTAGCCGGTGGGGGCTTTGCTATGCAATCTCCCAGTTGTGCAACAGCGGAAGAATTAGCACAGTTATCTGGCTCAGAATGAATCGGCGCATACATTCAATCAAAACCGCCTACGGCAGGTGGTCCGCCCACAAGTGGCCTCTCGACGCCTCCGGTCGGGTATCGCGAGCCCGCGCGGCACGGCGATTCGCAAAACAACTAACCCCGAAGTAACATGAAAAAAACTAAATATCTTTTCCTAGCCGGGCAGCTTGCTCGACTGCGCGTAACCGAAGCCCAGCTTATCTGCTGGGGTATTTCTGACCGATGGGCCGCAGCGTTGTCGGGCGACCGAGTTGTTGAGGTAGCCAACAACGTCACCGCCGCGGACCTCGCTAGCGTGCGCATTAACCCCGGCTGTTGGTTCGTTGACGGCCACTGTCTTCGCAAAACCAAGTGCCGCGCTATCACCGTGGAGGTTCCCCGTGGCTAAGCATTCTGGACCCGCGGCGCGAGGACTACTCAGCGCCCACAACGTAAACGGCAAGGGCGACAAGACGCGAACGAATTTCGCCAGCCCGGCGTGGCAAAACAACTTCCGAGAAATCGCGTGGCCCGCGACGACGGACGGCTTCGTCCGTGCTGGCCGACGGCTGCGCAAGGTATACGGAACCCCGGCACCGCTCAAGCGATACAGCCCGGAGGAACTGGAGTCCGCAGGCATAACGTGGCCGACCAACAAACTAAAGCGATTACCATGACGACTCCCCCCGACACTTCCCCGAACATATACCAAAAGGTCATTTTCGGGGCTGAGACCACACTCCTTGCAGCCAGCCTGAGCGAGCACATGCTCGCGGGCTGGTGCGTTACCAGTCTGACGGGCTGTGACCTGGGCTTCGCCGTGCTGTTGCACCGCTACCCGCCGCTTCAATTCACCCCTATCACCAGGCAGACGCTAGGATGATTACCCGACGCAACTTTTTCGCCCGCACGTTCGGTGCTGTATTCACTGGCTTCGCGGCAGTGATTCTGCCCAAGCCTCGACCGCGCAACATATTGCCCATCGTGTATATGCGGCGACGGGTCAGCATCAACCCGGACTGGGTATCCGCCGGGCCGGAGTCCGACATTCATTTCATATGTGCGCCCGACCAACTTCGGGTTTATCAAATGCCCGTGGGTCCGGGCACTTACCCAGACCTCGCCGGAGAAACCATCCGAAAACTATGACAACCGAAGTCTTAAATCTGCGGCGCAAGCTGCGCGCGCTACTCATTCGCTGGTCTGTCCGCCATGCGACCTACGACACTGCGGCTACCGACTCCGCGGTTCCCGAGAACCGTGGCCGGTATGAAGGCGTAGCGACCGGCACGCGCTGGTGTCGAGAAGACATCCAGGACTTGATGAAAGAACTTAAATGAGCAGCCAATGCCCGAAATGCGGCAACACCCGCAATAACTGCACCATCAACTACTGCACGATATGCGATGGAAGCCATATCGACAAATTATGCGGTGAATGCGGTAATCGCTGGCACCACGAACTGCCTCCACCAAAACAAAATGAATCTCCCCATGAAACCAAGAGAATTTCTGAATAAGCTGGGCGCATCGCTGCGGCGCGGCAAGCCGAGTATGGCCGCTCGGGTCCTCGCCCGAAACAAGGAACTGATTGCGGACAATACCGGCCTTACCGTCTCGTTAGAAGGCACTCGGGAACACCTGGCTGCCCGCACTTCGGAACGAGATAAGCTTTACGCTGAAGTCAAAGAACTTCGGGACCGACTCGATGCCGTTAATTACGACATTGCCCGAGCAAATCGTGAGAACAAACGCATCACCGGTGAGCTAAGCGCCGCGTGTTCCCGTGCTGACGAACACCAGCGTCGCAACGAACGGCTCGTCGCTGAGTTAGGCGATGCTCTCAACCAGGTATCCGGTGCGCGTATCGACAAGCAACGGTTGCGCATAGCGGAGGATGCAGTCGAGCGGTATCACAATCTCGAAACCTACGAGGAAGAAACCGCGCGGGCTGCCTTGCTGCAATTGCGAGTGCATCAAATGTCGGCCAAAGGCCGGACCGGCTATGGCGTGACGGTTTTCATCCCGACCGAAGTCGTCACCAATCTCAAGTGTTCCGATTCAGCCACCCTCACCATGTTTCGTGATGCCGTTTTCAGCGCCGCGTTCGAGCGCGCCGTCAACGGCATGTGGAATATCAACTCCCGCGGCAACTGTAGCGCAATCCTTTTCGCTCCCCGTGGTGCGAATAAGGAAATCGTCGCCGGTGCAATTTTCGATGCCGACCGAAATCCTCAAATCGAATTTGCACGCAGCCGTGCGAACGACCCCGCCGTTCGTGCGCTGGAGCAGCAGGCCATTGACCGCCAGCCGGAGAATGCCGATGCCGGTAACGTGTGGAATCGTGTGGTGCCCGACCCAATCACTAAGCTAGTGACTAACGGGGAGTTACCGCGAGAGTCCGACAGTAACCTATGAGCTTGGTCTCGGGATTCGGGAGCGCGGACAGTGAATACGCCCTCAACGGCGCGCGCACCGCGGCGCGTCAGCGGGAATGTGTTAGCTTCGTTATCGGTAGCTACGGCAGTGTGATACCCGCGCCTGCGCACCGGTTTACTTATGCTGGCATCCGTGGCGAAGTCCGTCTCGCTATTAACCCGGCTGTCGCTGGCTGGCGAATCGGAACGATTAGGGCGGCACTACGTAAATCCCCTAAGTCACGCACAGTAAATCCTGAGCTTGCGGATGCCCCCGGCTGTGATACTTTACCGGCATGAAGATTAAGACCGAGCACTACGAGGCCATCAAGGCCAGCATTCACAAGGCCGCAATCGCGGAGCACCGAGCGTTCCTGAAGTCCCCCGCGAACCCCCGCCCGGCCAAAGACTTGGAAAAGCGGCTGCGCTGGGACCTGTTGCACTGCTTTAAGGGCGCGGCCTGGGTGTGCTCCGAGCTTTACCCCTATCTCAACGACACCCACATCGACACCGCGCTGCGTTCGGTTGTTTCTGAACTGGAGGCCGCATGAACAGGTATCTCGTGACTGTGACTGCCAAGCACCCCGCCGCCGGAGAACACCCTGGCACGTTTGAGTTTGATGCCCGCAATTCCGCGGACGCTGTCAAACAAGCCCGACGCGAAATGTGGAACCGCGGACACACCCGCCAGGACGGTCCTCTGATTTTCAAAGTCACGAAATGGTTTAATGACTAACGATATGCCTACACTGACAAAACGACCCTGCTTTTTCGACACGCTGCACGAAACCGTGGACGCGATTCAACCGGCTCTCGATGACCGAGGCGTGGACTTGGTGTCCAGCGGTCCGACTTGCCCGGAGGACGGCCACTGGACTGCCGAAATTGGCCGCGCCGGTCCGCTGTCCTATGGCGACCACCGGGATTTCAATTTCGAGATACGCACCATCAAGGGCAAGCGCACCCGAAGCTACTTTCACGTAAACATCTGGCGCTCGACTGAAGGCCGATACGAACTTAATACATACGTGCTTTAATTTATGAGAGGGCAGGCAAAAATCTTATCCGCGCGCTGTGCTAGCCGTGCCGCGCGTATACTGAGACCTGATAATTTAGCGCAAGCTGACAACAAGGGGTTGCAACCCCTACCCTCGCGCCCTATTTAACACAAACACAACACCCAAATGAAAACCAAACTGACCCCGGACGAAAATTACGGAATGCCAAAACAGGTAGCGACGGCGCTGCTGACTGACCCGAAGGCGAAGCTGACGAACGCTTTTCGCAAAACGTGTCGTCGAGCCCGAGAAACGAGCTACACCAGCGCGACCCCGCTGCGGACGAACCGCCGGACTGACAAAACCGACCACTCACTGTATAGCACGCCCCCGGCACCCGAGCGGGCGGCTGGTTCTCGCGACCCGAAACTGGCCCGCGCAACGCTGGCCCAAATCGGCAAGTGGCTCAAGCGTGTAATACATCGTCGGCACAATGCGCAGGTGGACTACCAACTCCTGGCATCGGTGCCCGACATCGAGAATCCCGTCGGCATCACAGCGCGGCAACAAGCGCGCCGACACCAAGCGATGGCGGTCCTGAGCCTCCAGGCGCAGCACTTCGACGAGCAGTGGGGAAAAATCAAAGACGAACTTGCTTTTCGCGCGCGGTGAGCTACACTGTATAGAGAACAACCGACCGCCAACCTTTGATACTCAACCTGATACGCCGAATGAAGAACAGCCTGCTTACCCCCGAACTGAAACGTCCGCTCGACAGGTCCAGCCTGGGCAACGACGCCGCCGCCATCAACTCTCTCGTGGGCTTCCTCAACAGCCCGCTCATGGAGACCGCCGCGCCGGAGGCACGCAACGGTGAAATGGATGCCGCTACCGCGCTCATGCAAACCACGCCGACTGACGAAGCGCAGGCTGCCCAGGTGAGTGCCAACCCGAATGCCCGACACAAGCCCGCCGCCGCCATACCCACCGCCGTCTCAGTTACGCCGGTTTCTGGCGGCGGCGCATCGGCTATGCCGTCGTTCGTGCCAGCGCCAGCGCCAGCACTCAGCAAGGTATTCTTCACCGGCGGGCTTGCCGTGGGCAAGGACCACATGGCGGGCGTGGCCGGACTTCCGATTGAGGGCCTTGCGCGCCCGCTGTATGCACTCGCTAACCTTTTTTTCGCTGCGTCGGTTGACGCTAACGGGAACAAGGACGCACTGCCGGGAATGCGGGCTTTCTTGCAAACCGTCGGTCAGTGGGGCCGGGGCACCATCAACGCGCAATATCCCGTCAGCCCGGCGCGCGCGGCATTCATCGGCATGATTCGTTCCCTCGCCGGGACTCTTCCCGGAAACCTGGGCGTGGACTGGGCCAGCTTTGGCATCAACGAAAACATCTGGCTGGACGCAGCGCTCGTGCGCATCGCCGCCGCGGGACCGGAGCGAATTTCCATCACCAACGTGCGTTTCGCGAACGAGTTTGCGCAACTGACCAAACTCGGATGGACCAATTTTCACGTTATCACCACGCCCGCGGAGCGCATCGAGCGACTCGCTAAGCGCGGCCTTACACCTGAGTCTCCTGTGCTCAAGGATACTTCCGAGCAACTTAGCCGAGCCTTGGACAACCAGGTAATCAAACAACTCAGCACGGTTCGCAATGGCGCAAAGATGCGCGTCATCTGGAACAGCGCCGCCCCGTGCCCCAGCACCCGGCTGTGGACTCTGGCGGAGTGGACCGCCGCGAATGCCGCAGGCTCTCCGATTGCGGAGCCGACCGACATCGCCGTGACGGATTTTTCACTGGAATGAGCCCGGAACAAATAGACATCGAACTGCTGTATATCGCAGCCCAACGAAATATGAAAGACAAACAACCAAAACGCGACTTAATCCCGATGCCCGAAGGCACTACGGGGCAAAACCCACAGTGGCCCGACGACGGCCACGCGCCAGAGTCCGGCACCGATAGCACCGATACCGACGGCACGCGTGAGCCCGAAAAGATTCATATCCCTATCGTTCGCTAACACTATGGAATATCTACACATCATCACCGATAGCGCCGCGGTTATCATCGGCGGAATGCTGCTGGCCTGGCTCGGCATCGTAATCTTTTTTCGTTCACTTCGATGAAACCCGAGGATATTGTCATCCTGCTGTTCGCGGCGGGGGTGCTGGGCGTCCTCCTTTTTATGACCGACAAATGACTTATGAACGAAAGCCAAACCCTTTTGCTTGTTGTGTTTCTTGTCCTCATGCTCGGAACACTCTGGCACGATTGAAGCGCGCGCAACGATGGGTGAGGGTATCGCCGGGGCGACCCCCGGAGTTGCGTTCGTGGGGCGAATACCTGCGCTCCATCAAACCGTTACCCAAAAACTATGAGTGAAAAAATACACACCGGCTGGATAGGCGTTGACCTGGATGGCACGCTGGCGCATTACGACCACGTTTGGCGCGGACCACAACACATCGGAGAGCCCATTCCAAAAATGGTTACACGGATTCAAAAGTGGTTGGCGGAGGGAACCGAAGTCCGAATTTTCACTGCCCGAGTGGCGCACATTCAATCGCGGGCACAGGCGGAGGGATACATCCAAGCTTGGTGCTTGAAGCACATCGGACTGGCGCTAGCGGTCACGCACGAAAAGGACATGAATATGTATCAGCTATGGGACGACCGGGCCGTGCAAGTGATAGAAAACACCGGCAACCGGGTTGATGGTTCCGATAATTTATGAACGACTACGCCGCCACTGGGCTCGTGATACTCGGGTTCCTGCTTTATGCCTGGAGTGCTCTCGGCGCGCCGGAGACCGCCAGCACCACCGGCACCGCGTCCTGGTATGGCCGCGAAGCGGAGGGACGCGCTATGGCGAACGGGCAGCCATTCGACCCGTCGGCGTTCACCTGTGCGTGCTGGGAATACCCCCTGGGCACCAAGCTTCGGGTCAGCACCCCGGACCACTCCGTTATCGTGACCGTGACCGACCGGGGACCGGCTCGCCGTCTGCACAGAGTTATTGATTTGAGCGAGGCCGCTTTTTCCCTGCTGGCTGAGCCCAAAATCGGATTGATTGAAGTAACCATAACCAAAATGCACCAATGAAAAAATACCTAACACTGCTACTACTGTTCATCACCCTCGCCGCTGCGCGCGCCGTCACCTTCGACATCACGTTCGCGTGGGACGCAAATCTTGCCGCCGACAACGTGACCAAATACACTTTGTATCAGGCCGACGGCCTCACGGGCGTTTTCGTCAAAGTCGCCGACGTTGCGGCCCCTACGCTCACCTGCACGGTGCCCGCGCTCACCCCTGGCGTGTATCAGTTCTACGTGACCGCCACGAATATGTGGGGCGAGTCCGACCCATCGAACACCGTCACGACCCCCGCAGGCCCGGCCAGCGCGCCGCGCGGCATCACCATCCGCATCACCGCCAAGACGCCATGATTGCCGCCTGGCTAGCACTTGTCCTCGTTGCGCACGACGATACTCTTGTCGTTGTGCGCAGCGTTGACTTGATTACGTGGACGCCGCAATACACCGTCCAAGTGTGCGACGATGCTCACCTGCTGACTGTGGAGTTGCTTTTCCCAGTCAACCCCGCACTTCCGAAGGAATTTTTCACCGCAAAGTGCCCATGAAAATCCGTATCGTAAACACCTGCTACTCAGTCGTTTTCGTCGCACATCACGTAGCCGACGAGCGCGCCGCGTTCGGGTGGGTGGATTTCGATTCCCACACCATTTACATTGACGAAACGTTACCGTCCTACAAGCAGCGCGAAACGCTCTGGCACGAAATCGCGCACTGTCTGTTCGAGGAATACAAGTTTCCCGTCCGCCAGAGCGAGGAAGCGACCGTGACGTGGCTCGGCAAAGCTCTGGCGGACTTCGTGCGCTCGAATCGAAAATTCGTTCGTGACTATCTCACCTGACACAGCCGCGCGGCTTCGGCCCTGGCAGGTAGCCCCCGCCGATAGCCTTCTGCGCAGCCTTCGCAAGTATCGCTCTGCGCTCGACTGCTCGTATACCGGCACCGGCAAGACGTATGTCGCGTGTGCCGTGGCCAAGTCCCTCGGGCTGCCGACCCTGGTGGTTTGCCCGAAAATCGCGCAGACTGCGTGGAAGCAAGTGGCGGCGCATTTCAACGACACGGTTTCTGTTATCAATTATGAACAACTCAGAACAGGAAAAACAGTTTTCGGACGCTGGAATAATCCGCTCCCCGAGCCGCCGCCCCCTCCGGTTTACACTTGCCAATGCTGTCAACAGGTGGTGCAGCTTGCGGCCCCCGTTCCGTGTTACTGTCACCCAGCAGGGATACATTGCATTATCACTCGCGCCTACGAACACAACTACGGGTCGTTTCACTTCGCTCCGCAAGTGGCTGCTGTCATTTTTGACGAGGCCCACCGCTGCTCCGGGCGCAATAGTCTTAACGCAGAACTACTCATTGGCGCAAAGCGCGCTAACAAAATCATCCTGGGACTTACTGCGACGCCAGCTATCGGACCGTTGCAGATGCGTGCCCTGGGATACGTTCTCGGGTTGCACACACTCACGCCACGGTTTGGACTTGGCTTCTACGACTGGCTCCGCACCGTCGGCTGCGGCAAGCTGCCCCACAAGCCCGGATTCTGCTGGACCGTCGGCGCAGCGCGACAGCGCGCCATCATGCGAGACCTCCACGCCCATATTTTCCCTGAGCGCGGAGTGCGAGTCCGCACATCGGAAATACCTAACTTCCCGAGTCGCACCATAATCAGCGAATGTTATGACATCGAAGCCCCCGAGCGCATCGACGCCCTCTATGATTCTATGCGGGATAGTCTCGACCGCTGGAAGGCCGTCGCAGACGCAGACGTTGCCCCAGACAGCCCGCTTACGGCTATACTCCGAGCTAGACAGCGCCTTGAGATTCTCAAAGTCCCACTCGCTCTCGAACTATGCGCCGACTACCTTGATAAGGGATGCTCTGTTGCAATTTTCTGCAATTTTAGCGAGACTATCGACGCTCTGTCCTCTCGACTAAAAACCGACTGCATCGTTGACGGACGACCGCAGCATAACAAGCGCGGAATGCGAGACTCGTGCGTGGCGCGGTTCCAGGACAACAGCGCGCGTGTTATACTTGTGAATAATAAAGCCGGAGGAATCTGTATTGGGCTTCAGGACTTGGACGGAGAGCATCCTCGGGCCGGGCTCGTGTTCCCCGACTTCAGCGCGGACGTTATGCGCCAGGTCTTCGGACGGCTGCCGCGCGATGGCGGACGCAGCCACAGCGTTTACCGCGTGCTTTTCGCTGCTGGGTCCGTGGAGGGAGGCGTAGCACGCGCCCTGCGGACGAAAAGCGACAACCTTGACGCCCTTACCGACGCCGACCTGCAACCTGAAAATTTCGTATTGACAAAGGGCCAGTATTAGCGCACTGTGCTTTTGAAAGAACAAATTATTATGCCTGTATCAATGACCAAACTGAAGTCCGGAAAAGTCAAGGTATCTACTCCCAACGGCGTAAAGTCCAAGGGGTCCACGCCCGCGAACGCCAAGCGCCAGCGCAATCTGCTGAACGCGGTCGAGCATGGCTGGAAACCCACCGGCGCGCCCGCGCGTGACGCGGTCAAGCGCAAGGTGATGAGCGGAGGCTACTAATGCTCACCGCTACAGGACCTGGAAAACGAACCGGAGGGTATCACGAGTGCCCTGGATGTTCCCGCGCCAACGTCGTGACGCCCCCGCCTGTGGCGGACCGCAGACTCAAGAATTTTTCCGGCGAATTACAATACGTGTGCCGGTGCGGACGCAAAAACAGTATCACCTTTAAACCATGAGTGTCCCCCTTTGGCTACTGGACGACGCGGCGCAATTCTGCACCGAGATTGAAGCCCTCGTGCCCAAGCTGGGATACCACGTTGCCCTGACCGGCGGGTGTTTGTATAAGTCGGGACCGCGGCTCGACTGCGACCTGGTGTTTTACCAGATTCGTTCCGGCGTGATTATTGCCCGACCTTCCGAAGTGATGTATGCGCTGGAGCGGGATGGATTGCTCGACCCCGGCTGGACCGGCGGCGGATGGCGCTTCGTCGGAAAATACGGCGAGCGCAAAGTGGATTTACTTTTTCCTGAGCAACACTAAAAATGATTTGACAACCCTGTCGCGCCGGGTTATGATGACGCGAAACTAAAAATTAAACTAACACTATGAGACATTTAAGAAAATCTGCTCCCCCGATAGGCGAGACCGCGGCCATGAGGCAAGCGGTTTATTTAAACCCCTGGGTCCACAATACCAGCACCAAGCCGTATGCACGATTCATGCACAGTCTTGCGTCGCTGGCTTACGGCGAGGGTGAGCCGCACATTTTCAAATGGGGTAAGCGGGACAACGCCCTCCATCCCAACCGCGCTGAGCGCCGTGCCGGACTGCAAGTGCGCTTCCCCAATTGCGCCGCGCGCCGTAAAATGAACCGGGACATCAAGTTTTTGCGACCCGTTGTCCTGGCGACACCGTCGGACCCGGCGGCTCCCCGAAAAATCACCGGCGCGGTGCGCCGCGGCCTGGCATCCGGGAGGGTGGCCTAATATGTGGACCATCGCCGCCGGACTAAGTTTTTGTCGCGACATTGAAGTGGTGCTCGCGAGAGCGGGATTCCACTGCGCCCTGGGGGGCGGAGTCATGCTGCGGGATTCCAGCGCCAAGGACCTGGACGTGTTTATTTACCCGCACCGAGCCGACGGCATCGACGAGCCAGATTGGAATAAGGCCCGCGCCGCGCTGCTCGAAGCCGGTATCGAGGACATGCGAAAGCTGGACCACCATTACGACCACAAAAACGTGTGGAAGGGCTACCTAAACGGAAAGCGCACTGAGGGCTGCCGTAATGTCAAGCGCATCGACTTCTTTTTCCTGAGCTAATACCATGAGCGCCGCACCTACAACCGAAAGAGCGCATCACCGCTACAGCCCGAGCAAACTACAGTCGCTCGAAGCGTGCCCCTGCTATTCTAACCGCGAGGATACCGTCGTCCACGAACGCACCACCGCAGGCACAAAGGCCCACGCAGTCACGGAGTCCGGCATCGACGACAACACCCTCAGCGACGACGACGCCAGCGCGGCTGCTGAGTGCCTGGACTTCGTGGAGTATCACCGGCAGCGCATGTTAGCTGACCGGCGCGACGCGGTAGACCTGGAGCGGGAACGACTGAGCAACGTTGACCTGGGGGACGACACTGCCGCCGACGTGGCCGAAGGTAGCATAGCGGAAGTAACCGAAGTCAAAGAGGCATACTTGCCCATCGACGACGAGGTATTGCCCGACGGGACGCGCCACACGTCCGCGGGATACGTTGACCACTGCCTCATTGCCCACACCGGCACCCTGGCCAAACTTTTCGACTGGAAATTCGGCAAGTGGCCGGTCGAAAAGGCGAGCAACAATCTGCAAGGCATCGCGTATATCCTGGGGCTAGCCAAGCGATACCCCGCACTGGAAACGTTTGAATTCTTTTTCAAACAGCCGCACCTGGGCACCATCAGCGACGCAACGTTTACCCGCGCCGATTTACCCGCGCTATATCTCCGCGTCCAGGTTGTGGTGCATCGCGCCGTGGCTGCCCAAGAGGCTATCAAGCGAGGCGACTGGTCCGCCGCCCGAGCGTTCGTCCCGAACTGCAACTTTTGCGGCAACCTAGGGCGCTGTCCCGTTGTGTCTCAGTTTTCGCTAAAAGTGGGACACAAGTTTTACCCGCTGGCCATTCCTGACGACATCACGCCGACGGCCATTCACAGCACCCGCGACACCACCCTCGGGCTGCAACTGGCGTCCGTGCTCGGAGTCTGGGCCAAGGCTTTTCGGTCCCAGATTACCGACAGAATCCTGCGCGGCGAGGCCGACGTGCCCGCGGGCCATGTGCTGCAAACTCGTTCTGAACGAAAAATCGAGGACCAGGTCAAATACAAAGAACTCGCCATGCAACACGTCACTGCCGCGCAATATGATGCCGCCTGCACCGTCGGCTTCGGCGCAATCGAAGCCGCTATTCGCGATAAAGCTCCGCGTGGCAGCAAGCAAGCCGCCGTGGACGCTTTCAGCCAGACCGCCGAAGACATCGGCGCGGTCGTCCGCGGGACACCCTACACATTTTTGAAGGCAATAGCCGACAAAGAGTAAACCAACAACAAACAAACTAACAGAAAGATAATACTATGGAAGTAAACTTTGGCGCAAACGCAACCCCTGTCGTGGATACCACTGTCCCCGAGAAACCCTCGTCCCCATCGCTGCCGACCGCAGGCGGTCAACAGTTCAGCAGCCCCGCGGCCCTCGCGATGGCGACTGTCCCTGGCGTCGGCGTGCCCAGCACTGACGCGACCGGAGGATTCCTGGCCGGAGACACCCTGCCCGGATTCCGTGACATCATCCTGCCGTCGATTAACATTGTCCAATCGACCGGAGAACTGAAGGACAGTTTCCCGATTGGCAGCATCGTGTTCGGCCAGAACCTGGAGATTTTCCGGGTGCCGCAAATCGACAAGGCGACGGGCAACATCAAGGTGCCCGGAACAGCGCCCCTCAACCTCACCATCATCGCATTCCGCCCGACGCGCTTCGTCGAAAAGCTCAGCCAAGCCGCGCGCAGCGCAGGTGTTCGTGGCGCTCTCGTGAATACGGAGGCCGAAGTGCGCGCCGCCGGGGGCACGCTCGACTACAACGAGTGGCGTCTGAAGGAAGCTTCCGGCATGAAACGGTTCGAGTATCTCGCGACCGCGTTCGTGGTCATCAAGCGGCCCGAGACCATCGCCGACGACGACACCGTGTTCACATTCCAAGTGGGTGACGCGAAGTATGCCCTGGCGCTGTGGAACATGAAGGGCACCAGCTACACCCACGCGGCGAAGAAAGTTTTCTTCACTGCTCGCCGGATGGGCTGCCTGAGCAAGGGCGGGTATCCTTCGTGGAACTACAGCATCTCCACCCGAACGGAGACGACTAACGGTAACACGTATTACGTGCCCGTGGCGCTGCCCTGCGCTCCGAGCACGCCCGAGATGCTGGACTTCATCAAGTCCGTCATCACCCCGCCCGCCGTGGAAGAACAGCCTGCTTTCTAAGCAGCGCCTACCGCCTGAACACAGGGCACCGGGGAATCCCCGGTGCCCTTTCCAGTATATTTTCACCTTGCGTTTAAACAGAGGCATGGTATTGTATCACCAGTAAACGAAAAAACTTATGAATGGCAAAATTGAAAAAATCGAACTGGCTCTGAAAAAATATCCGAAGGCGCGCCGCATCGCGGTCGAAAACTTCACCATGACCGCGGATTGCCTCGACATGGCGACCGGAATGAACCTTAGCGCCGACACCCGCGCGTATAACTGGAATGCCCATACGGTCAACGCGATTCGGTTCGTGCTCGGGGGTGCGCAATGAGCACCTATCGCACCCCTAGCCGCCCGCCGACAATCGGCGTGGTGCCTATCGAAACCCGAAGCAAAACCAAGATGTTCCGAGTGGACTACAACGGCTGCCCTATCGGGCTCGTCGAGAAAATGCCCGACGACCGATGCACGCGCAACCCGTGGAAGGCAACCTTGGGCATCGGATTCAACACAACTTTCCTGGGCGTGTGCTACGCAACTCGGTCCGGTGCGGGGTATCAAGCCGTCGCCAAACAATTTGCCGTGGATGCCGTTATTGCTGCGCACGAAGGCGTGGATGTGTCCTGGGGCGAGTTCGAGAAGGCGCACGGCACCGACGCGGTGATACCGGCGTGGAAGACCAGCCACAACTCAAACGACTTCACTTTTGGGGGGCGCGCACAATGAACGCCTACGCCGTCCTGAGTATCAACGACCTGGAACGTATGCTGGCAGAAGCCAAATCGGACGCCGCCGAAGGCATGGCCCGACACTCCGCAGCCGGGCGAGACCCGAAAATTGCGTGCGCAGTATTTTTCGCGCCGCTAAGTAAAATCCGCGGTAAGGCCACGCTGCAACTCGGAACTTTCACCATCAACTCAAATCCTGACAGACAATGAATAATTCCATCGAACCTCTAATCGCAGAAAGCAACCGCACCCTGGGTGCCGCTATTGCCCACTTTGCGCTAAATGTGCCCCTCGAAGTCATCACCGTTACCATCCAAAGCAAAGGCCGCAAGAACGCACTCGGCTGGTTTTGGGCGGAGCGCTGGGCTAACGGCGTGAACATCAGCCACGAAATCAACCTGAGCGCGGAACACCTGAACGCGCACAACATGGGCGAAACCCTGTTGCACGAACTCGCGCACGCCGAAAACCACTTTAATAAGGTGCGCGACTGCGACAAGTCGGGCCGTCGGCATAACAAAAAGTTTGCCAGCATGGCAGAGAAACTCGGGCTCGTCGTGACGAAGTCGAAGTCGCTCGGCTTTGCGCACACCGACCTGGGGCAACCAGCCAAAGACTTCCTGGACGGAATTGCGTTCAACCGAGAGCTTTTCGAGCTATTTCGAGCAAACCCCGAAGCCAAGGAAACGAAGGCGGGCACCCGGATGCTGAAAGTTGTGTGTCCTGAGTGTGAATATACGGTGCGCACAACCCAAAAATGGCTGGATGTTGGGTGTCCGACGTGCGCGTGCGGCACCCTTATGGAGGCTGCACAATGAGTCCTGAAACAAAAGATACCACCAAACTGGCTTATGGAAAAGACATAGCCAAATTTGGAAAACGATACCGCGATAAATTTACGAACGTGACCGGAAAAATTGTTACCCGACGAGGATTTGCTTTGTCAGGGACCAAACAGCACGTTATGCGATTGGACGAGCCCCTTTGGACCGAGGGCCGGGAAATTTATATCAGTCACATCATCATTCACCCGTCCAACTTAGTGGAGATACCTGATGAAACGTAAAGCGAAAGATAACACAACAGCGCCGACGCCGATAGCGGATGCGCCGGAGTATGTTCGGCCAGCGCGGCAAACTTTCCGCGTGACTGAATACGAACACACCGCGCTGCAAGTGGGCTACGTGATAATGTATGCTGGCCGGGAGCACGTCGTCGCTAGCGTGAACACGTCGTGTGCGCGCATCGTGCCTATCACTGAGGGCGCGCCAAAGCAAGTCAGTTTTACCCCGAAGCTGTCCGACAAGCCGGTGTCATTCATCGCGCCGGAGCGCAACAGCGCCGTGAGTATCTCCGCGAACAGCGAGAGCCCGGTGCTGCGCAAGCTCGGGTCCGATTGGAGGGCACGGGTATGAAATCTTTTTATGAACACTTCCGAGACCGAATCGACGGCACCGACGGCACGGCGGTGTTGACCAAGCCCGAATATGATGCCATTGTATCCGAAGCTGCGGACGGTCGCACGGTGACCGACGAGTCCTGCGCTATGGGGCACCCCTACGTCAGGTGGGTGTCGCAGGAATGCCCGATGACCGGCTGCCCACTGTGCTCTGAGCGCGCTCGGCTAGTGGCCGTCGTGGACAAGGAATGTGTCGATTGGGAACAGTGGTTTATAGCGGTCCTTACTGACTTCAAAATTCCTTTCGACAATCACAAAATTGGAATGCGGCTTGCACTAACCCAGTGGATGCGCGACAGATTATGAGTGACACGTTGCCAGCCATCGCCATCGACTTCGAGACATTCTACTCTCCGAAGCTCAAATACTCCCTGACCAACTTGCACGCGGAGCAGTATTGTCGTCACCCGCTTTTCGATGCGTATATGGTGAGTGTCAGCGACGGCGTCACGGCCTGGGCCGGAGACATCCGGGAACTCAATTGGCGCGACTTGCACGGGCGAACCTGGCTGAGTCACAACCGGGCATTCGACAACACCGTGTGGGATAGGTTGCGGGAATTAGGGCTCGTGCCCGCGGAAGTGTATCCCGGCGCGTGGCATTGCACGGCGAATATGACAGCATACCTGTGCAACCGCCGGTCACTCGCGGAGTCCGTTGAACACCTGTTTAAGGTCAAGCTGAGCAAGGAGTCCCGAGCCAATGCCGCGAACAAGCACTGGCCTGCTGACTTTACGCCCGCTGAACGAACCGCCATGCTGAGCTATGCCAAGGACGACGCGATATGGTGCCAAAAGCTCTGGACGAAGTTTAGCGACCAGTGGCCGGAGCACGAGCGCCGCCTGAGCACGCTTACCATCGACCAGGGACGCCGCGGCGTGCAAATGGACACGGACCTGCTCAATATCTTTATCCTCCAGTCGCACGACCTGAAGCGCGCGACGGAACAGTGTCTGCCCTGGCTGACTGAATCCGAAGACCCGCTCGACGACACCTGGGACGACTTTAACCCGGTGCCCACATCGACCAAGTGCATCGCGGAACAATGCCGACGCGCCGGTATCCCGTGCCCGCCCGTCAAATCCAAGGACGGCGAAGACGCGTATGAGGAATGGGAAGCGTTGTATGGCCCGGCTCACCCGTGGATAGCGGCAATGAGCAATTGGCGGAGCGCGAACAAGCTGCTCAAGACTTTTGAGACCGCCAAGCGACGCATTCGCCCTGACGGCACCATGCCGTTCGACCTCAAGTATTTCGCGGCGCACACCGGGCGCTGGGGCGGAGGCAGCAAACTGAACTTCCAGAATTTTCGCAAGGTGCCAATTTTCGTGCGCGTGAGTGACGGGCTCATGGAGACCGACGAGAGCAAGGTGCTGGCCGCGGTTAAACAGGAGAAAAAGACCGGCACGTTGCCGGACTGGGTGCTCGGCAAGCCTCTCGACTTCCGGCGGCTAATCATACCGCGGCCCGGTCATAAGATGATAACAAGCGACTTGAGCCAAATCGAGCCTCGGGGCGAAGCGTGGCTATGTAAGGACGAAAAGCTTCTCGGCATGATACGCTCCGGCTACGGGGTGTATGAGTCATTCGCCCGCGCGAACATGGGCTGGACCGGCGGGAAGCTCAGCGCAGAAGACCCGGACCGATACCAGCTAACCAAAATTCAGGTGCTCGGGCTCGGGTTCGGTTGCGGCTGGGAAAAATTCATCACCATTGCTGCGGGCTACGGCATCGACCTGACCAAGGACGACCCGGAGTTTCTTATCGACATAAACCCGTTCACCAATGTCGAGACCAAGGTCTCCGGCTACGGCGCGACGAGCAAGGCCCTTGTATCGAAATTCCGCGCCGACAACCCGAGGATGGTAGCGCTGTGGAAATCTCTCGATAGCGCGTTTAAACAGAGCGTCGGCTCGGACTTCATCCTCCGGCTGCCCTCGGGCCGGGCGCTGCGATACGAAGCCGTGCGTAGGGAGTCGCGCATCGTCCCAGACAAGGATAATCCCGGCAAGACCAAGCGGGAAGAGACCTACACCGCGCTCGTCGGCTCTCGCCGGGTCAAAACCTACGGTGCCAAGCTGTGCGAAAACATCACGCAAGCCACGGCTCGGGACATTTTCGCGCACAATTTGCTGGCCCTGCTCGACGCCGGGGTGCATATTCTTTTCACGTCGCACGACGAGGCCGTGAATGAAATTCCGCTTGACAGTCCGCTTGGTATACGCGAAGTTGAATCTTGCATGACACAATGCCCCGCGTGGATACCTGGCCTGCCCGTTGCCGCTGACACCAAGCAAGTGGCCCACTACCTGAAATAGTATGATTTACTTCACCCCGAACCTAACGGAGCGAGGCATGATACCCGGCAACCCGTGGGACTTTGTGCTGTCCGAAACGCTAACACCCGAGCTACGCAAAAACAAGGAAGTGCGTCAGGCTTGGTATAAGGCCCCGGCGACCCGGCACTGTTTTTACTCCGGCATCGAGCCCGCGAATCCGACGGCGCGCGTATCCAAAGCTAACCCTCCGAGGCTGATAACCGCCATCGTGGCCGACTTCGACCTTCCGATACCGGACGAGCGAGTCAATTCCGTGGCCGCGGCCATGCGCATTCCCCCTAGCCACATTGAGCGGTCCCTGGGCGGCAACGTGCGGCTGGTGTGGCTCTTGGAGCAGCCGCTGGTTGTTGACAGCTTCGACTTTTGTATCTTCGTGTTGCAAGCCGCGACCAAGTGGCTCGGGCTCGCGGCGCTGCCGGGGCTCGACGAGCCCGCCTTTACCGACCCGGCGCGGCTGTATTGCAACGGGTGCGTGTGGCGGTCTACGGGCGCGCCGCCGATTCCCGTGGCTGACGCCCAGGCGTTTTTCGTGGAGTGCGGGCGAGGCTTCCGATACACACCGACGAACAGTTCCGGCGCGATACCGCTGGACTTGGTCCTCGCGGCCATTCAAGAAAAGTTCCCGCACTTTGCGTGGCCGACGAATTTCGAGGAAAACAGCCAGGGGCCGTCCTTCTGGATACCAGAGAGCACCACGCCCCTCAGCGCCATCGTTAAGCCCGACGGCATGTTTACCTTCTCCGGGCACGCGGAGCGCCCCTTCTACTCGTGGACCGACATCCTGGGCAGCGAATTCACCGCGCAGTTTGTCACGCGCACAATTACCGCCGCCACGACAGAAATTTACTGGGACAGCAAACGGTTCTGGCGCAAGATTAAAGGCCGGTTCGAGTCCCTCGACAGCCCGGAGTTGCAAAACTATTTCAAGGTGCAATGCCGAATGAGCAGCAAACCGGGCACCGACGGCCTGAGCCTTATCGACACCGCACTCGACCACATCTACAACGACGGACGCATCGAGGGCGCGGCTCCATTCATCTTCCGGCCCTCCGGCCTCATTGAATACCAAGGACGCCGCAAGCTCAACCTGTATATCAATCGAGTCGTCCAGCCCGCGGACGAGCTAACACCCTGGGGACCGGATGGAAAATTCCCGTGGCTGAGCGCCCACTTCGACAGCCTTTTCGACCCGCCGACGCAGCTTCCGCCTTTCCTCGCGTGGTATAAGTCCTACTACGCCTCCGCATACCACCAAAAGCCCATGCCCGGCCAGAACACTTTCCTCATGGGCGGCGTGAACACCGGTAAAACACTGACGAACCGGCGCATCATCGGCGCGTCCGTTGGCGGATTTTGTGACGCCAGCGGGTTCCTCATGGGTAACGAGGCATTCAATAGCGAGCTTCTCGAAATGCCCCATTGGGCCGTGGACGACGAGACAATGGGCGGCAAGCAGGAGTTTTTCCAGGCCATGTTGAAAAAGACCGCCGCGAACCAGCAATTCCATTACAAGAAAAAGTTTGAAGTCGGCGCTATCGTGGAGTGGATGGGCCGCATTGTGGTGACCACGAACCTGGACTACCTGAGCAGCCGGGCACTTGGGTCAATGGATGACAGTAGCGCGGACAAGACTAACATTTTTCGATGTGCGCGCATAGGCAAGCACTTCTTCCCCAATCGGCACGAACTGGAAGCTATTCTCCTTCGGGAGTTGCCGTATTTTCTGCGCTGGCTACTCGAATTCGACCCCATTGCCGCGGGCGTAAAGCCGGACGCGCGTTACGGCTACGCGGCGCACCACGAACCGTCGCTTTTGGAACAGGCGCAGCAGGGCAGCAAGTCGGCACCGTTCAAGGAATTGCTGTATGAGTCGCTTGTCCAGTTCTTCCGGGAAAATCCAGCGGACGCCGACTGGCGCGGGACGATGACCCAAATCGTCCGGCTGTTGCATAGCAACCCCCTGAACGACGCAGTTTGCAAATCGTTGCGACTCGAAACCGGGCAGCGGTATCTCGACATGATTCAACGCGACCAGAGCATCCCGTGCCGAACCGAGACCGGTCCGCTGGGCACCCGCATCTGGATTTTCCCACGATTTAACACCGAACCCACCCCACCCACACCATGAGCGAAGACTTCGACAAATTCAAAGCATTCCGGGACCTCGGTCCCAAGATACCCACGCGAGACATCATGTCCGGGTTGCCCGACGCAAAACTGACCCCGAGCGAAGAATCCGCGTGCGTGGCTGCCAAGGACTACGAGAAACTCATTTTGCACAACCTGCGCGACGCCGTGCTATATGCTGGCCGGTGCTGCCGGGGCAACATCGAGCCCGGCGAGTTGCTGAGTCTGTGCTACGCTGCGCTGAGCAAGTCCGCGCCGCGGTTCCGGCCCGGCGGCATACCGTTCCTCGCTTATAGCAAGGCCGACATCCGCGGCGAGACTTCCCGCCACTGGAAGTCCCTCGACTGCGTGCATAACAGCTACCGCCATCGTTCGGACGAAGAACCCGTGATTAAACGCACCCTGCTCACGTCCGGCTGCCAGGAGGCCGAAGAGATTACGTTTGAGTGGGAAGGCCGCGACGAAATCGAGGACAGCTACACCGAGCCGGAATTCGACGCCATCGCGCTGCGGGAGCGCTGGGAACTGGTGCGGCCCATCATCGCTAAGGCCCTGAACGAGCGGGAGCGCACCGTGTTGCAACTGACCTACGAGGCCGGGTTTACCTACGAGCAAATCGCGAAACTCGTGGTGCCCCGCGTGGTGCGAGAAGCCATCCGCATGACGCATGACCGAGCGCTGCGTAAAATCCGCAACGTGCTGTTGCGCCGCAAGCAGTTATACACCACTGTTTAGAGACGCTATGAATGTTCTTGCACTCGACCTGGGTTCCACCACCGGATTTGCGCATGGCGTCGGACCGGTGCCGATAATCAACTCCAAAACATGGGCTACAGACAAAGAGCTTCGGAACATGCGCGAACGGCGGCTCGACCGGCGCGGCGACATTCGCGTGGTGCGTTTTTTTGATTGGCTTACGGGGCTACACTCGACAGAAAAATTCGACGCGGTGGTCTTCGAGGATGTGCAATTTAGCAGCAGCACGGCACAGACGCAACTTTGGAGCAGTTTCCGCACGACGGTCTGGCTAGCATTCCCACGCACCCTAATCGAGGCCGTTCCGGTAGGCACGCTGAAAAAATACGCCACGGGCTCCGGCGCTGCCGACAAAAATTTGATGATGTGGGCGCTACGCAAGCAGTGGCCGGGCTACTACAATGAAACTCTCGACGACAATGCCATCGACGCAGCGTGGCTTTGGCTATGGGCGAAGCAAAACCTGTCCCGCGCAAAACTATGAGCAACGACAAAGAAAAGCAACAGCAGGCGGTTATCCCGAACCGCGAAAACGTGACCACGGCGCAGATGCAAAACCTGTTGTCGGTGCTTAGCCACACCGCCAATTTTCTCATTGCCTCGCAAATGCACGGGCCGCAGTCTGACGACACCGGCGGAACCGCGCTCGATGGCGGCGCAAAGTGCGCAGTCGAAACGACGATAATCAACGTGTGTAGCAGACTCGACGCCGTGCTAGCGGACGGCGACCGGTGGAACGTCTCGGAGCATCTGAAGACCGAGCAGGCCGTGCGCGGCGCTTACGAGCAGCAAGCCCGGATGTTGCAAGCGCAAGCCGACGCGTATGCCGAAATCACGACCCCGCACCACCGATACAAGCCCCAACTTGTTCGGATGCCGGATAAATCCTGGCTGGCGTTCGCCGGTAACCCCGAGGACCTGGACAACGCGCTTTGTGGCATCGGCGACAGCCCGAAACAAGCGCTCGAAGCTTTCGACGAGCTTTTCGCTGGCCGCGTGCCGGAGCATTTAGCGGGCTGGCTGGCGGCGCGCGAGGCAGCAGAATCTACTGGACAAAAGCCCCCGAGTGTGGAAGAATACACCCAGTCACAACAAAACAAAAAAAACCAATCGAATGAAAAGACCAAAGACCCCGTGGACGGAACTGGAAATAAGCAATCTGAAGGGCCTGCGCGAGCGCGGCGTTTCCATAAGCGCTATCGCCCAAGCCCTGGGCAGAACCCCCAAGTCGGTGGAGACAGCTTTAGCCCGGAATAGCGTCCCTACTCCGGCCCCTGCCGCGGAGCCCCGAGACGCTGCGTATTGGCGCGCAGAATACCAGACCGCATCCAAAGAACTGGAAAAGCTGCGCAAGCAGGCAACCGCCACGGAAATTCTCGTCGGTGAAGCCCGAGCACTTGCGCCCCTGGCTTACGACACCGCCCCAAACACGGCGCGCCGCTCCAAGACCGACGGCAGCCCGCAGAGCGCGGTGTTGATGCTGAGCGACTGCCACGTCGGCGCGGTGGTCCGGCCCGAGCAAACCCTCGGCTTCGGCGGCTACAACTTCCCGACTTTTTTACGTCGGCTAAAGCGGCTCGAAGACAGCGTAGTGTCCATTTTGTCGGACCATACCACGACCCACATCGACGAACTCGTCATTCCAATTATTGGCGATATTTTGGATGGTTCACTAACGCACGGCAGCGAAGCGGCACAAATTAACACCGTGTTTTCCCAATTCTACGGCGCGAGCCACGCGCTGGCGCAATTCGTCCGCAACCTAGAAGGCTATGTGCCCAAGGTTCGCATTTACACCTGCGTCGGCAATCACCCCCGGATGCCGAACCAGCACAAGACCCCGACAAAAAACCGCTTTAGCAACCTGGACCATTTTTGTTACGCGCACATGCAAGCGTTGCTGCGCGACATCCCGAGCATCGAGTTTACGCTGAACAGCCAGCCGATGGCGGAATTTGCTGTCCAGGGGCACACGTTCCTCGCGGCCCACGGTGACGTGCTCAAGGGCGGCGACCGGGCGCTGGGCATCCCGAGCCACGCCATCGGACGCGCGGTCAGCGCCACGGCGCAGCAACGAGCCAAAACCGGACGACCTACCATCAACTACTTTTTGTATGGCCATTTTCACCGCGCAATGGAGTTGCCCCATAGCGCAGGCCGCGTGCTGGTCAATGGCGGCTTTCCGGGCCAGGACGAATACGGCATGGCGGAAAACTTTAGCGCGGTCCCGCCGGTGCAAAAGTTTTTCCTCATGCACAAGACCTTCGGCATTTCGGCCAGCTACGACTTGAACCTGAGCTTCGCGAAATCTGACGGCCCGCTTCCGTATAACGTGCCTGGCGAATTCCCCCTCGTATGAAGCTGTATCGAATAACTCGTCGAACCAGAGTATTTGTGTGGCTTCGCTGGACCGCCTTTGGGGCTAGTTACCGGGGGGTGTCTATCCGAGTCGGGGCAGAAAGCTTTCGGAAGTTCTGGTGCCCAGCCCCTAAAAGAGATGGGCTGGACGAGGACTTGTATTTTCGTCTGACTAACGTATGAGCAACACCTTTGAAGTCCTAATGGCGACGGAACGCGCCATGCACGACACCGTCAGCGCCATTGTCCGCGCCGCGAGTTTGCGTCCCGGCAAGTTTGAACTGACGGCGTCCGAGCAATACCTGGTCAACTGTGCAAATGATGAAGTGCGCAAAGCCGACGCGGCGCATCGAGAATACGCCCGACTGCGGTGTGCTCGGGAAATGATTGAATGAGTGTGTCCTGGGACTGGCAACTGTTAGGGTGCTACGAGCGCGGAGCCCGAGCTTTTTTCGATGGCAAGCCGGAGGACGCTTGCCCCTACGTGGGGCACCGGGGACTCAATCGCCAGCGTGCCGACTACTGGCGCGACGGCTACCGCTCAGCCAAATCCGGAAAATTTCTCGACGACCGGCGGGCGCTCCGGGACTGTAGTATCTAGGGGATTCCCCGGTGCTCCGGCCCGCAATCTCCGGGCTTGCGTTTAAACCGGCTCATGGTAAAGTATCACCATGAATGAGATTGAACGAGCCGAAATCGAAGCCGAAAACGACGGTTACCGAAACGAGTGGCAACGCGCCGCAGCCTGGTCTTCCATCAACAAAGCCCCGAACCCCGAGCGCGCTAAGGCCCTGGCCTTGGTTGCCGACGGGCTGCACGTAGCGGTCACCCTGAGCCCCGTTTATTGCCCCGTCACCGACGCCGTCATCGGGGAGTATGTGACTATCCTGGCCTTCGGGGACGACCGGGCCGCGCTCCTGGACGCCGTGAATCGGGACGGAGAGAGGACCGCCTGGGATGCCGACACGATGTATCAAATCTGGCCCTTGAGCCGTCCCTCGGCTCCGGCGCTGGCTCCGGCAGTCACCGACGAAGTGCCTTTTTAATTTGACATTCGTTTAAACGCTGATATATTACCACCATGAACGAAACGAAAACAATCTATCAAATCCCGGAAGGTAACCTCTCCGGTCTCAGGACCGAAATCGCCAAACTGAATCGCCGCGCCGTCAAGCTGGGCGTCCCCGTCATTACCCTTCGCGAGACCGGCCTCGTTACCCTCACCGCCGTCAAGGTGGACGCCTGCACGGGGATTCCCACCGGCGTGTGCCGCCGCATCATCGAAGTCGAGCTTGTCGGCACCACGCCGAAATTTGACGGCTGGACCCTGGCCGCTACGCTGGAGCACACCCCGGAAGGCAACATCATCCGCAAGGTGCCGTCCTGCCCCGTTGACCTTATGCGCTACCGCGACTGCGCGCCGGAGTGCGAGCACTGCAACCTGGAGCGCCGCCGCCGCGACACCTATGTGGTAGCCCACGACAACGGCACCGTGAAACAGGTCGGCCACAACTGTATCCACGATTTTCTCGGCCACAAATCGCCTCAAAACCTGGCCGCGATGGCGGAATTGCTGTTTAGCGCCGGGGAGCTTTGCGGCCTGGGCGAGGGCGAGGGCTTCGGCGGCGGAGGCGCGCCGGACGTGCTGTATGCGCGCTCGTTCATGGCCTATTGCGCACGGGCCATCCGTCAGTATGGCTACGTGAGCAGCAAGGCGGAGCGCGAAGCCGAAGAGTCCGGCACCCATCGCGACAGCACCAAAACGGTCGTGCTATCCTGGATTTTTCCCCCGCGGGATGAATCGAACAAACGAAAAATGGCTGAGCGCCACTGCCTGGACGGCGAGACCTGGCCCGAGGCCAGCGCGGCGGACATTGCGCTTGCCGATAAGGCTCGTGAATACGTGGTCGAAAAGCTCGGCACCAAGTCGGACCTGAGCGAATTCGAGAACAACCTGCTCATTTGCGCGAAACTCGAAGCCATCGAATTGCGGACCTGCGGCATCGCGGCGTATGTGGTCGAATACTACCGCCGCGATACCGAGCAAGCGGTGGCGAAGGCTGCCGTGAATAACACCCACTTCGGCGAAGTGAAGAAGCGCTACAAGGCTGTTAGCTTGCGGTATCTGGGTTGTAACTCTTTCGACAGCCAGTTCGGAACGTGCTTCATCCACAAGTTTGAAAACGAGGCGGGCCAGAGGCTGGTGTGGAAGACCGGCACGGACTTGGGCTACGCCGACGGGTTTGAACTGAAGGCGACTTTCACCGTAAAAGAGCACGGCGAATACAAGGGGTGGAACCAAACCAAAATCAGCCGGGTGGTGGTGATATGAATCTTGAGCGACAAATAATTATCGACTGGCTAGTGGCCCGCCCGGACAACGAAGCCCATCCTGAGTTGACCACGTTGGTTATGCGCGCCATGAAGGCGGAAAAATACAACGATGCGGTGCATAAGCGGGTGTTAGCCGCCGGGGATGAATTCGATATGGCGGTGACCCTGGGTCCGGGCAGCCTGCGGGAGTATTACAACAAGCTAGAGCCCGAGGCGCTGATTCAATGTTTCGACAACTGGTGTTGTCACCAATACCGATGAAAACCAACTGGGAATTAAGAAAACGGCGGCTGAACAACTGGTGGCTGGCGCAAACTAGACCACCGGCTTCAGAATGTTGTTCAGAAGTCGGCCCTGCCCCGGAACCGGCCCCGAAGTCGGAGAGCCCGGACTCAGATTCGCTATCTGAGCAGTCAGAGCTTTGCGCTGAGCAGATGCAGGCAAGGGAGGAATACTTGCAGATGGAGCTACGGGAGCAGCGCCTGCTACTTGGGGAGGCTGAGGAATAGGAGCGCCCTTGAGCCCGGTCGGGACTTGGTGCCCGGTATCGAGAGCCGGGTGCGCGGTCCCGGACTTGGAAATAAGGTGGTTTACCTGGTCGAACGGCGGCGCGAGGGTATGCAACTGTCCCGCGGCGTCCGCGGCCTTGAGTTCCTCCGGATGAACGTAAAGCTGGTTAAACACCACGCCAGTTTTTCCATCCAGCGCGGAATAAACCGCCATCCCGGCTTGCTGTAGCCAGTCCTTGTATTTCGCCAGGTCGGTCAGGTCTTCCCGGTTCTTCGCTTCCTTAATCGGCAAGCTGAACGCCCCCGGCTTGCCAGTGAGTAGCCCGGCGACGGCGGGGATTTTGAGTAGTGCTTCCGGCGCTGGCGGCGGGGTAGCGGCTGGCGCTGGGGCAGCCTCGGGCGCGGCGGGCGCAGCGGCGGCGGTAGCGTCGGTGGGTTGAACGAGAGCGGCGGCTAATTCTTGTGGCGATGGCATAGTCATTATACAGTGTGCTTTTTGGGCACCCCTGTCAAATCTCGGGGACGAACCAACTTCTCGGCCCCCAGTCCTCGCAGGGCCATAATTCGTTTCGCGCGTGCCTCGTTACTTAGCGAGCGCTCGTGGCTCAACCAGGCCGCTTGGTCCGGGTCCAGGTTGGTTTTGTCCGGGTTGTTGTCCACGTTGCTCGGCGACGAATCGCTCTGCGGCTTTGGCATAGTCCGTAGGGACGCTGCGCTTGTTTTGGGGGTAGAGTTTTGCATAAAGTTCTTTCTCGTAATACCAAAGCAGGGCTTGCAAGTCTGCGTTAGTCAAATTGATTCCGCGTTCGCGCAACTGCCGCTGCGCTTCCGACATAACACGGCGCACCCACGCGCGGTCGGACCCGCTACCGGGCTTTTCACCGTTTTCTGTTCCGAAAAGATTTTCATACAGGTTTTTCACCGACACGTTTTGCTCGGAACGGTCCGCGAACCGCGAGCCCTCATACGTCCGGAACCGGTCGTATAACCACTTGGCCAGCGGCGAATCTCTGTCCTGTAGCTCTTCGGGCTCCATTGTCTTGGATTTCAGCCCCGAGAGCGCCTCGTTGAGGGACTCGCGGATAGGTTGCATGTCGTGGCCCATATCCGACTTGCGGCCCTTGAATGCGCTCAACACGTTTTCGATTTGACGCGGCAGTGGGGCCGGTAGGGGAGCCGTCAGCGTCCCGCTGATTCGATTGAATGTCCGCATGAACCACCGGTCCATCGTCACGCTGGAGTAGTCCCCGTTCAGGTTGCCGTAAAATGAGCCAATCTTCGGTCCGAGAATGACTGAGCCTTTGACCGTAGTGCTGACCAACTCGCCGGGTATCGCGAAGCCCATCTTTTTCAAGTCGCCGACGGTGTAGTCGGTGTTGAGGAATTCCCGCGCTCCATCGAGCCCTCGGGCCGTAATGAGGTCCGAAAGATTGCGCAGGCCGATGTTGATGGCGGGGGCGTTCTTGCCGCCGAAGGCACTGGTGGTGTCAATAGAGCCATCTTTCTTCCACTGGTTATATAACATCTCGGAACGCGCCAGGTTGGTGTCGATGCCCTGCCCGTTGCTGTTGATAGCCAGCAGTGCCTTATACACCATGAATTTGTTTGGGTCCGTCTGCAACTCCGGGTGTAGCCCTTCAAGCGCGTGCTGCATCTTCGTGATTTTGTCGTCATACCATCCGACGGCGCTCGGGTCACGTTGCAACGCAAATTCCGCTTCGTCCGCGATGGCACTCGCGTGCTCGTTCATATCGGCCTCGCTTTCGCGACCGAGCTTACCTAATTTTGCGTTCGGCTCGCTGAGGAACTTAGCGGCGTCCCATAGCGTAGCACGTCCGCGAAAACCGGTGCCCCGCACTTCCGGTGTAGCGTCTCCGTTAAAGTATTTAATCGCGGTCCGGGGATTGGTGGCGGGCTGTGCTTGCCCAGCATCCGGACCCGCCTGCATCCTCTCAAAGGCAGCCTGTTCCGCGTCTCGGGCCTTCAATATCTTTTTATTTTGCGCCAGGATTTCTTTTTCCGGGTGTCCGAATCGCTCCATTCGGTCTCGGTCATCTAACAGAGTGCGAAGTTTTGCGTTAGCAGAATTATGTTCTTCTTCCAGGTCTGAAATAGTCTTTGGTTGTGCAGCCCCGCCGAAGCTGCGTAGCGGCACCACATTGCCTTCCGGCCCGGCAGCGGCAATCGCTTTGGCTTTATCTCGAAAAGTCCCTAAGTGTTTTCCTACGCTGTCATACACCGCGTAGTCCGGCTCAGCGATGTCAGGCCGCAGCGGGGCCTCGGGTTCTCCTGGCGCGCGGAACGCCGGGTTATCGGTTGCCCGCACTCGCGCAGCGCGGACTTCATTGCCCATGAACGGGATAGCGGCTACCTTTTCGGCTCCGGTATCCATCTGGAAAACCGGCACCGACGCGCTGTCGGTCAGGTCTGAGCCGGTTCGGTTGAGTAAATGCACGCGGATGGTGTCGATGTCGTCGGCATTGCGCTCAACCATGTTGCGCACGGCGTCACGTTGCTTCGGCCAGTCTGCGGCACGCGCTTCTACCGTAAACACTCCGTTCGCCTTGTCCAGCTTGACTCGCCCGAAACCCTTGGTGATAGCGGCAGTGCGGGTGGATTCGTCATCAACTCCAGCAAAAGGCGGGACAGTCAGTCCTGCTTTCTTGGCCTCAGCTATGCCTTGAGCATCTTCCGCGAGCCAGTGGTGGTGCCACTGTCCGCCTAACTGCGCGACTCCCCCACCGGGCAATATCCAGGCGTTAGAAAATGCGCCAACGCCGCCGGGCAACATAGTGTATTCATCGCGCCGTTTTGCTGGCTGGGCTTGTATGTCGGGGTTGTTAGGATTAAAGGAACCACTATTTCCGGTAGCAGATTTTACCTGATTGGCATCGAACACTCCGTAAGTTTTGTGATACCCAGTCCTGTCTTCTGTTAACTCCCCTAACACAACTCCGTCATATCCCGCTTTTTTTGCAGAGGCAACAAAATGCTCCCCTCCATTTTCATAGTCGAATGCCTCCCATAGCGCAGAAGGAGTTTGACCACTAAGCTGACGTAAATAGCGCTCACTAACGCCCGCTTTTGCCAGGGCTTCGTAATCCGCATCGGAAATCCCATTTTCAAAATCAAGAGGATGCTCCAATTTTAGATAGACCGGTAATATCCTGGCCCCGGCCTTTTCTCCTGGAAAGCTAGCGGCATGTTCGGGATTTTCAGAAAAGAAAACCGCGGCTCGTTTAGTTTTCCATGAGCCAAACACATTACTATTAGTTCCCTCTCGACCGGGTTCAAAAGTTGAAAAATCTTGGTCGGTGCCGTGATAGACCACCTTTGGGAACCCCGTTTCAGGGTCTTTTACTTCTGAATCGCCGAACCAACTTTTAAGCGCCTTTGAGGGAGGTTGCGCTTGTCCACCAGACACATCGGCCTGGCGCATCCACCACGAGCTACCGCGCATCGTGCGTCGTCGTGGAGTAGCGGTCACATCGACAGGTTCCCCGGCTAACAGGTTCGGCAATGCGGCGGCAATTTGCTCCGGTGACTTCAGCACGGTATTGCCTGCGCCGCCGGTATCCACGTTCTCGAATTTGCTCAGGTCGAAAATGGCTTGCTGGTCATTTGCTTTGGCGAAGGTAACAGAATTGGCCCGGTGCGCTTGGTCAACGACGGCGTTCAGGTCGATGCTCGCCGTTTTCCCGTCCGCCATCTTAAAGACGCCTGCTTTGACGCCGTCGTGCGATAGTGCCTCAGAGTAGGGGGCCAGGAATGACTGCACCCGCTCCGGTGTTAGCTCTGCGATAGGGACATTGACGGAGGCCAGCGTGACTACGTCTAGTTTCTTGTCCGGCGGAGGCACGAACGCAGAGCCGTCAGGATTGAAAGTTTGACCGTCGGATTTGCCTGAGCGGACCTTGCTCAGTTCGTCCTCGACTTCGGGACTGGCAAATTTCGGCTGCGCAGCGCCCGAGACTCCTTTAACTTTTTCTAACACTCGTTGGGTCAGTTCTTCAGAGGGAAGTAAATTCTTCGGGTCAATGAATTTCCTATTTTGAGGCGGGACGTAGTCGGGCTCTCCCCGGACAGGTATCGTTCGGTCGGTCCGTCGAATGTGTCGGCCTTGAAAAAACCACCCCGCTTGCATGAGCAACTCCGCAATCAGGGCCTTTTGCGCCGGGGGAGTAAAAAGTTGAGAGTGCTTGAGGAAGGCATTGTATTCCCCGCGAGGACCAAATTCGTTTCCTTCGGCTGCGTGTCCCAGGTAGTCATGCACAAACCGGGTAACTTCGTTCAGGTCGAGTTCGTGGCCGTGAAGTTTTATCCCGGTCGGCTCAAGCATCAAATTTTTTGATGCCGATTCCGATATTTCTCCCCCCGCCGGAGCGCCTCCGAACCCTCCGGCGCTGCGCAGAAAATAAAGGTGGTTATTGTCCACCACGTCTTTTATCATGGCCGCGGAGTTGGCATACGGCTCTCCCTTTCCGGTAAATGGCTCTGCATCTAACCCGGAATCCAGAATCTGTTTTGCCTGAGTGATTATTTCATCCCTGAACGCCGCGTATGATTTTTGGGTCTGCGGGTCGTTTGGAGAGTGGGTAGCGTCCTCGAAATAATCCCCCAGGTCTTGCATCAGCCGGTTGTCCAAAGCCTGGTTGTTAGTCGGTTTTGGTTTTGGCAATCCGGCGGACTCCGCGTATTCATCTGCGGCCTTCCGAGACTCCGGGCTCGTCAGCCGTTCGGCGGGAGGCTGGGCAGCACCTTCTATGGCATGTATATTTCCTCCCGACACCGCCGGTTCTGCTGATGGCTTCCCGCCGGGCATCGGGGGTTCATAATTTGCATCGACATTCTTTCTGATAAACCCCACGCTAGCGTTTGTCGGCTCTCCTGTTTCGATGTTCGTCCCGGTAGCGGCCTCAAAAGCCTCCCGTGCAAGCTGGCTGCGCAAGCTGGCCTTCATCGCGGCGTCGATGTTTCGCGCCGCGAGTTGCTCCCGGAAAATCGGCTTCCAATGGTCGTATTGGGACTTGAGGGCTGCGAGGTCCTCCGGCGTGCGTGCTGCCGCGCCTACCTCGAATGCCCATCCCGTCGGCCCTCCGCCTAGCTTGCCCTTGAAATCTTTCGTAACTCCGCTGAAATCTTCGTCGCTGGCAGACCGCAACCACTCCATCGCAGGACCCGGCGCTTTGGGTTGAAATCCTGCCGCCAGTGTTAGCGTATTCCCATTGAAAGGCTCGGTCCGCAGGCTCGGCACCGTCTTTTCGATGTGGCCCACGTTCAGTCGCTGGCTCACGTCTATAAGGCTGGGCCGACTCACGCCGGATTGCTGCGCGGTCTGCTCGACCCACTGACGAAAAGGATTGACTTCCATCGGCGCACGCGGTCCCGGCAGCCCGGCTTTGCTCAATTGTGCTTCGGTATATTCTCCGCGAGGACGAATCGGCGGAATGGGGGCTCGCCCTGTCGCGGATGCTACTTCCTGGGCCGCGAGATGCAGCGGCGCTACGCGGCTCGCGGTCTCCGGGATTTGGACGTGGAAAAGGTAATTGATGATGTCCGCACGGTCCTGGGGTAGTGGTTCTGGCGCGGACCCAGTGCGGACGGGCTCGTGGTATCCCCGCGCCGCCGTTTCCTTTGGCACGATGACGGGCTCGCCAGTGCCAGTAAATCCCGCGGCCTGGTTCCGCATGAATTTTTGCGCATCGGCCATGAGTTCGGCGCGGCCTGCCGCGGTAAATCGGCCCTTCTGCACATCCAGTCCGTAGGGCAACTGCGCAGACGTGTCGGTTCCTGCGCGGTTCAACTGCCCGGCCCACTCCGCGAGCTTTTCGGCATTCGCGTCGAAATTATCCGGGGACCAGCCGACAATCTGAGGACCCTTGCTCGTGTTGTCCACCTTATACGGAAAAATCTCCTTTTCCATCAACTGCCGCTTGCTATTCTCGGCTCCCCTCTGCGCTTCGATTTCAGCGCGGCGTTCTGGACGAACACTCGTCACGCTGCCTGCGGGGTCGCCCTTGGCACCCCAATACAGCACGCGCACCCCTCCGCCGGACTGCGCGGCGTCGAGTAAATCATTCACACCGGCGTTGCGCTCCGGGATGTCGGTAGGATTGTTCGTAATGAAGTCGCGAGCTTTCGTCACGGGGTCAATACCAACCTTCGGCGCGCCGGGTCCTTTTGGTGTCACGGTCGGCACCGGTGCAGCGCCCGCTTTCGGCGGCACCAGCGTGTTCAGCGCGGACTCACTGGCTTTTTGACTGCGTAACGAAATGGGATTGCCCGAAAAGTCCTTGGCCTCCACGAGCGGCACGCCGATGGCCTCTGCGCCACGTCCGAGTGCGCCGACGATGCGTCGATACACGTCTTCGGGCTTGCCGATGGATTCGCCGCGATTCTTCCAAAGCTCGTCGAAGTTGTCTGCCCGGTTTTCCCGGAGCATGTATTGGTCGGGGCTGAGCCCGCCGGTGTGCGGCGCAAGTGCGTTTCGCCAGTCCTCGTTCGGTCCCAGTTCGCGGTTAAGCAGCCTGCTGGTATACCGCTGGCCCATGTCGTCCCACTCTGCGTCCGAAAAATTGGCTCGGGTAGCCGCGTCAAGTCGCGCATTCTGCTCCGGCGATAACGCTTTTTCTAGAGCATGTCCGAGTTCGTGCCCTTCCGCCGACGCGCTGCCGTTGAGGAAAATGACCGGTTTGCCGTCCACGTCTAGGGTGAATCCGTTATGGCCTGCGGCATCGCGCGCCGCGGCTTCACTGATTCCAGGCTTGGCCTGCGCAATCATCTGCGCGCCTTGCTCCGGCGTTCCGTAAACGTAGGTCTGAGCGCCGGATAACTTTCTCCCTAACTCCCTGGTGAAATTGATTTTGTTTCGGCGGTCCTCCGGCATCGCGTCCAGATTGGCCTTGGTGATGGCATCCAGGGCGGGAAAAGTTCCGTATCCTGGCGACGGGGTCCTTGGTGTCGGGGTGCCCTTCGGTTTTACCATCTCTCCGGCTACCAGACTCCCCGCCCCGGCTCGCATCGCGGGCAATATCCCGAATGCTCCGCCCATCGCTATTTGTCCGCTAACATCTTCCGGCGTTTCGCCAGTGGCTGCTCCGATAGCTCCCCCGAGCGCTGCGCCCTTGCCCACTTCGGCCAGCGCAGAGCCCGTAGCGTTGCCAACGTCAACGAATCGCCGCACTGCCGCTCCGGCTGGCGCTGCACCCGTAAATTGTCGTCCGACTTCGCCCATTTTCTTTCCGGCGGCACTAAGCCCTTCCCCGGTTTGCGAAAAAGCTTCTCCGGCTTTGAGTCCTCCGAGCACTTCGCCGAAGCTCGGCACCTGACCCTGCACCGCGGCCTTGCCGATGACGGCCACAGGTCCGAGCGTCTTGGCTATTGGTGCAGCAGCGCTGATAGTAGCGCCAGCGGCCCGTGTCGCGGCTCCGCCTGCTTGCAATGTCCCACCGACAGTTTTCGGTATGGCCGACTTCGCGATGTCGATAGCCTGGTTTGCCAGCGGGACCGTGCGCGCAAATCCGAGCGCAGCGCCGGTCGCGGCATTGACAATCTTGAACCCCTCACCGAACGCCACGAATGTCACGGGGTCGGTCATCGCCAGGGACGCAATTCGTTCCGGGTCGAGGGTAATTCCGCGCTTCGCTAAGTCCGCGGCACCGAATCCAGTGATGTTTTGCCACACACCTTCGCCGGAGCCGACGGCGGACTCCTGCTTCTGGATTGCGGCGGCGTCGAGAAAATGGCGCTGCACTTCTTCCGGGCTCATGTTCTCCCAGCTAGCACCCCAAGGCAGCGGGCTATTCGGGTCTCCGGTGTCGGTGCCCGTGACACGCGCTACCGGGTTATCATGCACAAATTTGTTCGCCGCGCCACGCACCATGCCGCCCATTCCTACGGCGGCAGACTCCATCCCGGCCTTGAATTCTCCCATCGCCTTTTCCGACGATGCGTCCGAGCCAAGGACGATGTCGTGTAAGTTGCGGGCGCGTTCCCAGAGCGCGCTTCCGAACCGGTGTGCTACGCCAGGGATACCTTTGATACCAGCGCCCACGTCGGACAGCGTCGTCGGTGCAATCCGGCGTTGCCGATAAACTTCCGATAACACCGGCAGGATTTTGGGGTCCGTGGCTTCCTCGGGGTGCTCCGCGGCCCATTGTTCCGGTTTAAACGAAGCATCGGCCATCAACTCAGACGCCGGGGTGCGCAGGATGTCGTCGCGGGAAAAGTCCTTGGTTGCGGCTGCCACTTGGGCCGCGGTCGGCGGGCTATTGTCCACTGGGGTAGCGGCTGCAATCTCTGCCGCGGTCGGAGCGGCATCAGCCGGGTGCGCTTCTGGCGTTGCGGCTGCTACCTGCTCCGGCGTAGGAGGCGGGGGTTCCGGCAGCGTTACCTGGGTCACGGTGCCCGGCGCGGGTGCCGGAATGGGGGCCGGAGCCTGGGGGGCGAAGTCAAAGCGGTTGTCCATGATGATACGTCTCTAAATAGTGTGTATTCCTTGACACGCCGCCAATACCGGGCTATATTGGGACATGACGCTAGAAGATACCGTTTGGATGCTGTTCGCGATGGGAAAAGTGCTGGTTCCCACCGCGTTTATGCTTGGCCTTGTTGCCGCGCTATTCGCCAACCGAAACCGGTGATTATTTCACCCAGTTCCACGTTTTCCCGCCGTCGGCGCTAATCATCTGCCGCCCGTTCAGGGATTTCGTTTGCACCCCCGCTGACGGACCCGTCGTCGCCTGCGCTCCCGGCGGGGTATATTCCGGCGTGATTTGGTTATTCGCCAGCGCGGTTTCTCGGTCCGTCAGCGGCGCTCCCTTGCCTGCGGATTGCTTGAGATAGTCCGCGGCCTGGGTTTCGCGTGAACGGATGCTGGCGTTCGCCACTTTGAAAAGCTCTTGCCGGGTCTCCGGCGTAAATTTGCCCTCCTGCTTAATCTTCGACATGATGCCCGCGACTTGCTCCGGCCACGGCTGGTTGCTCTCGAACTTGTTCCATTTGAATTCCCGGACCGCGCCCTGGGGGTCGAGCATCTTCACGACAGCCTCTGCGAGTTCGGTGTCTTTGGCGTTCAGGTTCACTTTGCCCGCGCGCTGGTCGGCGAGTGGCACCTTGTTGATAGCGGAAATTGCGTCCACCGCGTTATCGTAGAATGATGCAGCGTGCCGCCAGTCTTTATACGTCTCTGTCTTGCGGGATTCCTCTGTTAGCTCCATCCCGAGCTTGGCCTTTTCGGCTTCGGTCCGGGTTGCTGTAATCAGGTTGCCATTCGCGTCCACCGGCGGACCGGCGGGCACCCCGAGGGGCGACGACAGGGCAGCGGCGCTGTTGTCCGCGTGCGGAGTATTCGGCTGAACCAGAGCTTGGGGGGTGACTTGTGGGGTGACTTGTGGGGTTCCCTGGGGCGGGATAATGCCCTGGCCGGGGATGACTCCGTTGAACCGATTGACGAAAGCTTTTTGAGCATTCGTGAGGGGCTGGCCGGTGCCTTTCCACACGGGCACCTGGGTGGTGTTACCCTGGGCATCGGTCGTGGGCTTGGTGTCGATTCGGTCCCCAAGCTCTTTGCCGATTTGCATCGAGTTGAGCGAGCCCATGATATGTGTTAGATTCGGCAACACTTCATCCGGGTTTTGCAACACGCCGGTTTGTGGGTCGAACTTAGCGCCGAGGCCGTAGGTCAGGTTCAGTTGCCGGAGTGTCTGGCTGGGAATTCCGCTACCAAGCTCCGCGACACCCTGGGCCAGTTGCCCGGCCTGGATTTGGGTTTGCGCGGGAACTAAGGTTTGCGCCGCCGTCGCTTGGGTGTTAGCGAGATTCGCTTGGGCTCCCCCCGCCAACGTAATGGCGTGCTTAGCGGCAACGAGTTCCGGGTCCTGCAAGTCGGCGATTTCTCGCTTGTGCATTTCAATCTGCGCTTTGCGTGCAGTTTTGCCAAGCTCGCCGACGCGGTCGATAATGTCTTGGGCCGTGAGTGCGCCGGTGCGCATACTGTCACTCATCGCCTGGATGGCGGACGGCGTCATCGGCGCAGGGGCGTTAGGACTCACCAAGTTGCTGGCGGAAAGTAAACCGGGGTTGATACCGGCGGGGACTGCGCTATCGAGTGCTCCAGGCATAAAATGTTAGTAGTTGGGGGGCGTCCAGCCGCGCGCGGCTTGTTTCGCTTGGGCTTGCTGGCCGTAAAGGTTTTGCAACGCGGTGTCCGAGGCCGGGTTATATTGGCCGGGCAGCGCCGGAGGGGAATAGCCATACCGCACCGGATTCGCGGCGTTTTGGGCGTCGATTTTGGCCTGAATCTCCGCTGGCGCGGCCTGAGTCTTCATTTGCTGGTTAATCTGCGCGGTTTGCGCGGAATAAAGAGCATTTTGCTGCGGACTGGGGGTGTAGGTGCTGCCGACACCGTGCAAAATCTGCTGCAAAATGGTAGCCAGGCTGTTGTTTTGCACGTTGTTGCCCAGGTTGTTCACCGCGTTTTGCACCGCGCTCGGAATATCGCCACTTTGATACACACTCGCGCTGCCGACGGGAGTTCCCGGCGGGACGTTTGGCACGGCGGTGGTCCGGCTGCCGAGGACGGCATCCCGCAGACCCGCGGTCCGTATAGCGTGGCTCACGCTGCCGCCAGTGCTGTCGATAGCGGCGTGCGCGGCGTCATGCACCCGCATATTCGGAGCGATAAGGCCCCCTGTCCATCCGGAGTTCGTAGCCATTAGAAAATTGCCTCCCCTACGTCTGCGGTGCCGCCGCCTCCGCCGCCGACGAGCCCCTTGGCCCAATTGTAGGCCGTGCTCGTGCTGGGAAGTGCATTACCCACATACGGCGCAGTATTCGCGACGGCGTTGCCCCAGATTTGACCCTGTGCCGCGCCCCCTTGGGCTGCCGCATTCGCGGACGCCTGGGCTAACTGGTTCGTAGCACCCACGCGCGCAAGCCACAAATTCGTTACGTCGTTGCCGCCGAGGCCGACGCTCGGGGCCATCGCGTTGCTCTGTTGCAACACGCCTTGCTGCGCGCTGATATTTTTCAGTTGCTGGTTTTGCAGGTTCGGAAAAAGCCCTTGCAATATGTTCTGGCGTTTCGTCTGTAAGTCTTGCGCAGCGTTCGTGAGGTTCGCGGCTTGCTGTTCGCGTTGCATCTTCAGGTTGATACCCGCGGTCCCGAGAATCGTGCTAAGCACTTGACCGCCGACGCCGCTAGCGTTAGCAGCGCCGGTCACTTGACCGGTCTTTTGTAACCCCGTTTGCACAAGCTGCGCCTGAACATCCGGCGGAAGTGTGGCTCCGGCAGCCAGTTCCTTGAGCGCGGCGTCAACGAGGGCCTTCTTGGCGTCGTCCTCGCCGGGCGTGCCAGCAACCGCCTCTTTGGCGGCAGTAGCGGCTACCTGGTCCGCCGGAGTATTGCCGGACGCCAGAGCCGCAGAAGTTTTGGCAATAGCTCCCTCCGACGCATATCGTTGCGCCAGCAGTGCCGGGTCGATTTGACCCTGCAACGCGAGTTGATTTTTCGCCCGGTCGATGTCCGCCTGCTGCGCCTGGGCATTGACGGTGCCGGGCTCAAGCTGGGAATAGACAAAGTCGCGCTGCTTTTGCAACGCGTCGATTTGCATCTGCGTGGCGTCGCGCATGGCATTCGCTTGAATGCTAGCACCTGCCACTTGACCTACTGCTCCAAAAACATCACTCATAATTCTTTCTGAAAAGTGCGCTCCGTCTGGGAATACCCGACGTAGTCATAAATTTTCGCTACCCGCTCACCTTCGAGAGTGTCGAAGGCGGCTATGCTGATTCGCTTGCACTTGGCGTCACGGGCGGCGCGCTCTATAGAGCCGAGCAATAGCAGGGTGTTGGTAGTGCCTGGAAGACTAAACCAAAACGGAACGCTCGCCACGGAATCTCCTGAAAAAATATCTGGAACGATGAATAGGCCGATAACTGCACAGGCGTCGCCCCAGGCATTCCCGTCCCCGTCCTCCATAGCCTGCGATAACTCCCACGTCCGGGCCACACCAAGCTCCATCAGGTGACGCCAGTGAGGGAAGAAATACTCTGCCTTTCGGCCCCGAAGGTGTTCCGGCAGCCGGGACTCCACGGAGCGAAAAATGGGCTCCAGGCGCTCGGTAAATTCGGTCGATTTGAGTTCGCGGACGGTTGCCATGTCTCTAAATAGTGCTCGTTTTTTACAGCTTGACCAAGCACCACATGGCCAACTGGGGAGGATACGGCACCGTGCTGCCGGGGATGGAAATAGTGGTCGAGCCGACAGTTTGGCTGGCATTCACGTTGACTTTCGTCGGGCTGGTGTAGCTGACGATGGTCACAGTCGGGCTGCCGTTCGCAAACAGGATTTGCTGTCCCACCATCGTGGCGCTGAAGAACGCGGCGCTGGCCGTCACCACCGTGGTTGCCTGGCTCGCCGTAATCGGCGGGATTGCGTCTGAACTGTCGATGGTGCTGTCGTTGATAGCGACGAAATCGGTTTCGCCGAAAAACTCACCGGCCTTGCGGGTAGCAAGGTTCGCGTCCACGGTCACCGGCGCGGACCCGTCGGCATTCGCGGCGGCTTGCATGATGATGCGGCCCCGGAAGTTCTGATTATTCGCGCCGAACAAATCCCAACCGGGGTTGGCCACGAGCGCGTCCGCGAGAACCGGAGCGCTCACGTATTTGATGTCGCCGGGTGTCCCAGAGACGGTGCGCCAGAGTCCCCGCTCCCAGTGAATGAGGCAGTTGATGGACGTGTCGAAATACTGCTGGTAGTCAACCACAACCGAGGTTGCCGGACGGCCAGACGTGGGGCCGTTCTGCGGTATGCTGTTGAACGGAACCCAGTTGGTCCCGTCGAATTCATACCAGCCGATGGCGGAACCCCGGCTGGGGTCAACGTCGGTAGGGTCCTTCGTCGTGCGCAACCAGACCGGCGGGTTGCTGCTCGGGGGAGTGCTAGCCTGAGCCCAGAACGCCGCCGTAAAGCTGGCGCTGATGTCGAGTGGCACATACCGCTTGGTCGCCGGGTCGAACACCCACCACTGGGTCCCGTTTTTCAACCACGGACCGACGTTGCTCGTCGGCTCAGTGTCGCCGGTGACGAAAAAGTTGCTTCCCGCTGGGCTGACGATGCGCATCCGACGCACCATGAGCGTCGCGAGTTCCTGGGGGCTGCCGTCGAAGGTCGGCGGAAGCTGCGCCATTTCAATGAGTAAGTTTGTTGCGTTTAGTGCCATAAATTAAAACGGGTAAGAGCGGCCCGAGCGGCTGTTCCACAGATAGTCGGACTGCGCGTCTGAGATGGGGATGGGGAAAATTCCAGTTTCGTCGGCCTTGGCGGAATACGTTCCGTTATCGGTCCCGACGAAGAACGACCCTTGGCTTGAGGCTGGGACCGCGTAATTAGCGGGGGTCGTGACAATGGCACCGATGGCACTGTCATTGACTTGGAACCCAATTTCTGCGGTGACGGGGTCATACCAGGCGCGGTAATAATACCACTGATTCAGTGCTAACACCTTCGGATACACAATAGTGGACTTGAGGGTGTGGGTGCTGTCGAATAACTGCAACGTAAACACGTCATTCGTCCAGGTAACGGTGAATGTCATGGAAATAAACAGCCGGTATTCCGTGCTGATTATCTGAGACGGGTCGGACACCGCGATGTTATACCATCCGGTGAGCGCAAATCCGGTGCCTGCGTTCGGAAGGTTGTGTGTAAATCCCGTTTGAACGTGCGAATCGGTTCCACCACCGCCACTAAAAAACACCGCATTGTTAATCAGTCCAGGCGTGTTTATGACGGAATTAAATCCGTTCGCCAGAATTCCCTGGACGGAATCAACCCGAGGGACGGTAGCGTCTCCGATTTCATCCATCTTCCACCACGCTTGTGGGTTGCAGAATAGTTCAATGGTGTCGGACACCAGCGAGCAGGCCGGTGCGCTATTGTTAAGATGCAGCGCGTAGTCGGAAAAGTCTGCGGGCACCGTCACCGGGATTTCGAGCTTGGCCTGGGTCGTCGCCGTGGTGTCTTCGAGGAAGGTATCGTTTCGATACCACCGATATATCAGGGGGCCGAATCCCGTGCCTGGGTCCACAATGAATGGGCCGATGGTCGCTGAGCCGCCGAGCGTGGCGAAAAGTATTTCACTCGGTAGCGGCGCAATGATGGCGGGGCAGGTGCCTTCTCCCACCTGTATCGGGTCGCTGAGGGGAGTTTCGCCGTTAGGGGTAATGGCGCTGACCCGGTAGTGTCCGGGACCGAAGGGCGTCAGGTCGATGGGAGGGTTCGGAATACACTCCGCCACGATGGTGTAGCTGCCGAACGGATTCGCGGTGTCGGCCTTGTAAATGCTGTAACACAGCGCACCGGGGTATGCGTCCCAGGACAGCGTGAAGTTGCCTACGCCGCCGAGAATGAGCCCGGTCGGAAAACTTTGCGGGGTCAGCGGGTTCAGGACGATGACCGGCCCGCCGGAACTGCTGAAAAGCGCCTCGCAAATCGGCGGCGAAATGTAGTCGATGCGCGGGCGGCGCAGAAAGAGGTATTCAAAGGCTTGGTTCATTATTCAAAGCCCTCCCCCAGGGAAATAACCGGCGGCAGCGACCCGCTTATTTCGACACTGGCCATCTTCGTCGCGATGATGGTAGCCACTCGGTCGGCAGCGGCTTGACTGATAATACTTTCTGCACTTCCGATGCCGATGGCACTAACACCCTGGTCCGTCACGGTGACGGTCTTCGTCGCGGTGAAGTGCTGCAAATCTTTGACGGCCAGTTCTTCAGTCGCTACCACGATATTCGGGTCGGCCACTCCGGGGCCGTCGAACCGCACCGTGTTATACGGCACTTCGTCAATGCAAGCCTCTGCGCTGCCGCTCATGTCCTCCGGCGTGCTTTTGGCGAAAGACCGAATCCATCGGACAGTGGCCGGGCCTTGCCCAACGACGAGGACCTGAAAACTCTCGTCGATGCCTTCGAGTTTGTTCGACTCCGTGGGGCAACTTCCGGTCTCGGTCTGAGCATTGAGGGGAGTCTGGTTTGCGTCCTGAGTTCGGACGATGCGTTGCTGCGGCTTGAATTCAAAAAGCTTGCTCGTAGCCACAATCGGCACGTCATCCCGAAGGCTGCCGCGGGCTACGGAAATTTTCTTGGCCAGGATGGGTTTGTATTCGCCACGCATCCCACCGGCGAAAAACACTCCGAGATTCAGGTCCTCCGCGATACCACTTAGGGCCACATCGGACCACTGAAACCGGCAGTCGCTGCCGGGAATTTTTCCGCTCTGGCTAGTCGCTCCGAAGTATCCTCGGGTTTGAACAGCCCAAGTGATGGGGCACCCGTTGTCGAGCCGGTCGGGGGTAAACGATTCCCACAGCCGATTCTGGCCGTCGGACTCGTCCACACTCACATGATAAATTCTGTCGATGCCGGAGACCACACCGGTCACCCACTGCACGGGTCGCGTGCCGAGCCACACACTGGACCAGGACGGTCCGCTGGAATTCGTGAGGGATTCCACCGACACGTCGTTCAGGCACCATGTATGCTTGTTGTAATAGTCCCCGCTCGGGACGCTCACGAGAGCGTATTGGCCGAAGGACCCGAGCGCAATGCAATCCAGGTTATCGCTGACGCGGCCCTTGCTTTGCATCATCTCGTTGTCGCGCAGCGGCAGCCGGGTGCTCAGCTTGCCTGCGGTAGCGAAATCGAACACCACGAGTCCCTGGGGGCTGAACCAGGCAAGCTGGCCGAAGTGATTGACCACCGCTCGCGCTCCGACGCATCCGGTTTGCAACACTTCGATTTGGAAATTGTCCGTGGTCGGCCAAAGCGAGCGGTCCCGGATGTTCGCCTGGAGAATGCTAGCATTGTGCTCGGTGAATACCGCTAGTTGCGGGGCTTCGAGTGACGGGGTTTTCGCCATCGCGGTCACCGTGCCGGTGAAGTGAAATCCCTGGACGTTGCCGAGATAAATCTGCTCGCGAAAGCTGAACGGATTGGAAATGTCGCTCGCATACACCGTGTCGTCCACGGCAACCCAGAGCCGGTCGCCAACCCAGACCATCGGACCGCCCGCGGGGGTCTCGAAAAGATTGTCCCGGATGTGGCCGGAAGCGCTGCCGTCGAAAAACGCAGGAGCCGTGTTGCCGCCGTCCTGAATGAGCAAAACATTTCGAGGGTTAATCACCGTGATGGGGGAACTGAAGTCGGTGGTGGTGCGTTTCGCCGACTGCACGGCGTTCACGAAGAACACCTGCTTAGCCCACGGGAGCATCTGCACGTTCGGAAGCTGCGCAAACTGAAGGAATGGATACGGCGCGACATACACAATGCCATCGACCACGACGATGAACTGCGACAGCCCGACTCGGGGATTGAAAATGGTAGCGCCCTGCAAATTGCCCATCGGGAAGGTCACGAGGCACCGGTGTCCGGGGCGGCAGGATAACACACCGCCGACGTTCACCATGTTAATGCTGTCCCAGTAGTAGCCGATGGGCAGTTGCCCCGGCTCCATGCTGGAATTCATTCCCTGCACGAAAGCCCCATCGAAATCGAATAGGGTAGCTGCGGCCATAGGTTAGCGGATGTCGTAGTCCGACTTGTCACGAGGGTTGTTCCGGTCGATGACTTGCACCGGCATATAAACAGGAGGTTCGATTTTTTGCTGGGCTTCGATTTCGAGTCGGGCTGCGTCGGCCTCAGCGCTGTGGGCATCGGCCCACTGCCGGTCGGAGTAATCTTTGCGCGCCTGCATACCGATAAGGAACGCGGCGCGGCTCAGCATCGGGATGTGGTCGAAACGGCTGGTGTAAATGGGATTCGCGCGCATATATGCGACACGCACCCACCGAGCGCAACGGTTCAAGGTAATGCGGCGATACTGGGGCACGTTCTCGTCGGGCTCGTATACCGCCAGATTCACGCCGGTGCTGCCGGAACTGTCGATGGTCGCCAGCCGGACCGAGCCGACGGTGCTATCCTTGAATACCCCGGTGATTCGCGCAATCAGTGGCGCACCCGCGTCGGGCATGGCCACGCCGTAAATCGTCGGCACCCGGTAGCCGTTCATCCAAATTCCGCCCTCTTCGCGCCGGAGTAGCTGTCCGGCGCTATCATAGCCATACACAATGAGAGCTTTTCCGGCGTCCTCGGGCCGCTGAAGGTATGCCACGAGCAGCGCCGGATTGAGTAGGTCCCGATAGGTGCTGTGGTTCGCGCCCTGGTCCTGCCACTGGTGCTCACATCGGGTGTGCAGCGGTCGGTCGCCTGGGCCGTTCAAGTGAAATGAAAAAAGTTGGTCAACACCGAGACTGGGCCGTCCTTCCACATTGACTGCGAGGACGGTGCCGACTTCTCGGGGCATCGTCACGCACGCGCTCCCGCACCCCCGCTCGTGGTTCGTTAGTCCGCGGTCGTGGCACCGGCACCCGACGGTGCAAATGTCGATGACGCCCTTCTGGGCTTCCAGGTCGGCCTTGTTGCAAACAATGGTCGTCACATCCGAGCACCAGCGAAAGAACTTGGTGTCATCGCACGCGCCGATGATTTTTTTGCCCTCGTCAAAAATTTCGTCAACCGTAAACACTGTTAGTAACTTTCTTTGGAGTCGGAGTTTTCCATGTGGGCCTTCATCAGACCGTCGAGGATGTCCGAGACCGATTTGTCTGAGCCGCGTGCCGGAGCCTCGGGAGCGTCATCCTCATCGCCATCGTCTTCCACGTCGCAAATACTTTGCACTTCGATTCTGCACTCGTAGTAGTGGGTGCCGTCCTTGTTGGTCGAGGATGTTTCGCTGACCTTTTTGAACTTGACGGTCATTTCGCCTTCCTCGGGCAGGTCGAGTTCTTTCTTGCCAGAATACGTGAAGGTGGGATAGTCCGGTCCGCGGTCCGGCATAGCTACCGCCAGCGGGCCTTCGTGGTCATACTCGCGAGCGAGTGAAATTTCTTTGCTCATAGTCTCTAAATAGTGCGTGTTTTTGGGCGTTAAGGCAGGCCCCATCGGGGCTTGAAGTAGTTGTCGTAGAGCGCGTCCAGGTCCGAATTGGTCTGAAATTGGGAATAGATGCAGAGTTCCGCAATATCTCCGTTGTAGTTGAAACCTCCGAAAAAAGCAGAGCCTACGAGGCTCCAGGTCATATTATGAACCCCAGCATCAAAAGCGCCGCCACCGCGGTAAGTCTTATTCTCTCTAAATTCCGAGGTATTGGGATTCACGCTGGATTCTCTCCTGGCAATTTGGCATCTCAATACGGTAGAGGCATTAGAAAAGTTTCCCGAAATGGCTTCGGTGCTGCCGACGGGGGTCAAAGCCAATTCATTAAGTCCTGAATAGTCAATCCGGAGTTGGGTATTCAAGGCTTGGTCCCCCAACACAATCGAATCATTGGTATCAGATTTCTTACTTATCAAAACGACTGTTAAACTGCCCGCCATAGTGAGGGAGGGCATGTCCAAATGGCTTGTGCTAAACCGAACAGCAGGCATTGACCCGAAAATGTTGGTCTTAAATACCGGTTGGTCCGCTCCGGAGTTGGTTAGATTCGCTCCGCCTGCGCTCTGGTCAATCCACTCTTTTCCGGTGCCCCCGATAGCAGTTCCGTCGGACAGCGAAAAACTGTCCGCCTTATACCATCGCACGAGATTAGCCAAGTCGCTGGGGGACTGGGGTCCGCCGGGCGCAACCATAAAGGGATTGATTAGGAAGCCCATTAGAACGTCCCGAGCAACCAGACTTTAAGGCCCTTGGCCCCCGTTCCAGCACCGTTGATGTCAATGGTTATTGACGCATCATCCGTGAGGGCTGAAGTAGAGATGACTGGCGGCGTGGCGGCAGTTTGAGATGTTAGTTCACCTACGTCAATGGTTATCTGAGTGCTGAGCACGGAAGACCCGTTCTGCTTGATGTCCACCGTAACTAGGCCGGAGGATGATACCGTGTTGATGTTCGCGCGCACCCCCGTCAGCGTGGCTGCCGACGGCATACGGAAGGTCACCTTGGCGGTGCCGGTGGTAAGAGCAGTGGTTTCGTCCGACGCGGCAACCCCGAGTTGAAAAGCGGCGTTCGCGCCAGTGGGACCCGTAGGGCCGGTTGCGCCAGTAGCGCCCGTGGCTCCAGTTGGGCCAGTCGGACCCGTAGGTCCGGCAGCGCCGGTTCCACCAGTCGGGCCTGTCGGCCCTGTCGGGCCAGCCGCGCCGGTGCCACCAGTCGGACCGGTGGGGCCGGTCGGACCGCCCCCGGCAGGACCAGTGGGACCTGTTGGGCCGGTCACGCCTGCTCCGGTGGGACCTGTTGGACCTGTGGGTCCAGTAGGACCAGTCGGGCCAGTCGGACCCATGCCGCCGCCTGCGCCGGAGGTATCCCAGTGCGCAATAACGTCTGCTTCGGTGGTGCCAAAGGAGACAAGTGTTAGGATAGCCGTGGCATTCGCTTCGATATGCGCCGGAGCAGTTCCTCCGACGAATACCCAGCCTCCGGGGAAGGTAAGATTTCGTTGCGGCCCATCAGCGGTTATTTTGAAAAACACTTGGCGGTTAAAATTACCGTTGATGGTGCTGAAAGAAGCGTCACCCGAGAGTCCGATGTGGTTATACGGACCGCGAGATAGGTCGAGGACGATAGCCCCCGCAGAGCCTGGTGCGTCCACGTCCCAAAACTTGAAGGTGGTATCGGAAAGTGCAAAGGGGGCAACCACAACCGCAGCGCTGTCCGCGAATGGGGGGTGAGTTTCCCGGTAGACTATAGGATACGTCGCGTATCCGCCCGCTATAGTGGCGTAGTCCGTCAGTTGCGCGTAAAACCACTTCGTCGGGTCTGCGGAGTCCTTGATGTAAATCCAACTCTGAGGAACGAGTTCAAAAAGAATGTTAGCACCGAGAGGCTGACCGTCGGCGGCTTGCTGCGAAAGATACAAAAACCCAGTGAGCCCATCCGAGGGATTCACGCTTAGCCGAACTTCGCCCGAGCCCGGAGGGGCGCTGTTGCTCGTCCGATAGGTATAGTTCCACCCGAGGCCCGCGCCTCCGCCGGTGCCAGAAGCACCTGTAGGGCCGGTCGGACCTGTAGGTCCGGTGGGACCTGCGCCCGACGGCCCCGTAGGACCGGTTGGGCCTGGAAGACCGACACCGTTAGCACCTGTCGGACCGGTTGGGCCGGTCGGACCGCCAGCAGGGCCGGTCGGACCCGTCGGGCCGGGCTGCCCTAGCAAGCTAGGACTACATCGGCGCAACCGCTCTACTCCGTCCACGTCGGCGAGAACGAAAACGTCTGTGGGGGAGTCTGTCGTGGGTATATCTGTAGCTCTCATTGATTCAAGATAAGGGATTCGAGGGCGTCATCCACGACGACAATTCCGTTTTCATCCTCAAAAAGGTCGAGGACTCCCTCGCCGGGGTTATTCACAATCATCGTATAGCCAGGGGAAGCAATAGTTTTGTCACCCCCACGAGGGCGTCGGCAGGAATGAACTAACAGTCGGTGATTATCGTGAACCACCGGGGTGCCTCCGCCTTTGTTATTCCAGGGCTGTTCCATTAGGCAATCCGTATCATGGTCATGCTAGTGGCAAGTGCAATGGCGTCGATGATGCCTCCGCCGGAAGCACGGCCCCAGAGTTCCAGGCTGGTGTTCAGGCTGGTGGTGGTGACGATAGCGTCAAGAATCACCTGCGAAAACTGGTTCGGCACGAGATTGGAGATGTATTTCTCCGAGCCAGCGATGTCCGAGCCGCTCGTGGTATTGCGCAGTTTAAACAGCGCTGCGTCGGAGGTAGCCACGCCGCCTAGACCGGCAACCGACACCACGGCGGTGATTTTGTAAGTCCCGATAGCCGGGAGCAAAAACGCCGGGTTGCTCGTCACGAACGTCACGGCGGTGTAACTCACCGGCAGCGGAAAATCCGTCCCGGTGGTGCTGAAATAGTATCCGTTCGTTTGGGTCACGATTTCGCCCGCGGGACCTGTATCTCCTTTGGGACCCTGCTTTCCTTCCGGGCCGGTGATAGCAGCGCCGGGAGGGCCGGTGACGATGACGAGCTTGCCCGCGGAAATGAATCCGGACGCGCCGGGGACCGACTGAATCAGTTGGAGGAAAAGCGTGCTGGTGCTGCCGGTGGTGCTGATGGCACTGACGAGATACCAACCGGAGGCACCGACAAAAACATACGACCCCGTGAGGATAGCCGGATTAAATTCGACGGTCACCTGGACGTTAGGATTGCCCGAGGGCTGCGTGAAGCCCGCCAGGGACACGGTGTAGGCGTTGTTTCCGCTGGTGCCCGCCGCTCCGGGTTCGCCCTTCGGACCGGTGAGACCGAGGATGCCGTCTCCGAACAGCCGGATGAAGTAGCAGGCCAAACTCTCTTCAGCGCTGCGGGGATTATTCGGTAGACCGATGTCGAGACTGCACGGCAGCGTCCAGACGACTTGTCCGTTCACTTCCGACTTGACCACGGTTCCGAAAAACTGAGTCGTGAAATTCTGAATCTGGGACGGCAGGCTCTCGCACGCGGGCGTGTTGTGGTGCCCGACGTGACACGGGTCCTCGCACCGGTGGTGATGGTTATTATCCGAACAGCTTCCGCAACTCATGGTGCAAGGTCTTTCTCTAATTGTTTAATCGTGGCCGATAGTCCGCCGTGGCGGTGGGCCAGAAACCAAACTAGCACTGCGCCTCCGCCTATGCTCAGGATTAAAAGTTCATGTCCGACAATGAGGCTGGGCAGGACAATGAGGGCGACTCCAGCAGCCGCGCAGGCCGCGCTGGTCGTAACGCTTCCGACAATGAGTTTAAGTGGAGGATAAAAGGCGCTTGCGGCCCCAAAAACAAATAGGACGATGCCAACCCAGACGACGCCGGATAACGACGCCAACTTGGCTGCCACTTCGCGAGCGGTGTCTTTCTGCGCCGCGCCGATGCTGATTTCGTTGCGCTCCGTGGTGCGCGTGCCGGAGGGACTTTCGGTGATGCTCTCATACTTTTGGGTAGTCGGTGACTTGGGGTTTTGACTTTGCCGCAACTCGCTCTGGAAGCCGCTTCCGGAGCGAATCACAGCACGCCCCGGTCGGAGCGGAAGATATGCGCAGCCTGCGAAAAGACTAGCTGCTAGAATCAGTGTCGCTATCAGGGTTAGTTTCATCGAGTGCTTTCTTAATCGCGGCGCGCTTGGACTTGCTCAGCATCCGGGTTTTTCGGACGATGTAAATCACGGTGACGATGCCTACGGACACCTGCGCCACACTGACCAGGATGGACAGGATGGGTTGGAAAATCTCCGTCCATTTGTGGACGGCTTCGAGGCCGAGGTTGCCCACGGCCAGCATCATTACGGGATGGTCTTCCATTTACTTCGCCAGAATCTGGAGTAACACGGTGAGTATTTTTCGGAGTAATTCCTCAGCGGTATCGCCGGGACGAGGATTGGTTTCGTTTGCAGCCATAGTAGTCTCTCTAAACAGTGTGGTTTTTTTTATTTACCGGCCAGAAGTAAAGAGACCGCCGGAATTACCCGGCGGTCTCTCGTTCACCTACCCCTGACCACCGCTGGATTACAGCGGGAATTGGGCACCGTCCGGAAGGACGGGGGTAATCACGTCATTCGGATTACCGACGCTGGGCGTCTCGTCATCGCCGCACACTCCAATGGAAGTGAAGCTGTCCGAGCCGCTGAAGGAACTGGCAGTCGTGTCGAGGCACCCGACGAGGCCGAGGTCCGCTTTGCAGCGCTTATACAGAATGGGGACGATGTGCTGCGGGCGCAAGGGCCGGTAAGCACGGGTAATCTGGTATTTGTGCCACCCGAAGTCCCCCCAGGTGTTACACTCGTTGTCGATGTGGTAGTGCCACTCAAGCTCTCCCATGTGCAACTGTGGGGCGAAGCGGAAGGAGCCTTCTCCGACGTATTTCTCGGGCACGAGGCGCTCGAAGCTGCCATCAGCAATGAGGACGCCGAGTTCGTAGTCCGCGGCCAGCCAAACGGGGTTCGGCTTAGCGAACGCGGTGCGCCGGGCAGGGTTGCTGACGATGGTGACGGGGTCAACCAGAGCCAGGGTGCCATCGGCGTTGAAGCCGGTAGCGCGCAAGGGCCGCTGGTCCACACCAAAAGCAATGCCGCGGTAAGCGGGGCTCTGCTCGAAGCTATAAGCGGTGAGAGTCGTCTCGCCGAGCTTGTAGCCGCCGGTCGTAAGGGCAACCATGACGTTTTGGACGCCGACTTCAGAGCGAAAATACTCGACCTGGTCAGACCCGCCGATGAAGCGAAAGTGGGGCATCCCCTTGTCGTTCGCATACCACTCAGCGAAAAGAACTTCGCGCATGTAGCGGGCGATGTAATGGAGCGCCTTGAAGGTCATCGGACCCGTGGGCAACAGTGGCGCGAACTTCACGCCGAGGTCGGTTTCGAGACCGCCGGTCCACAGTGAATCGAAGTCGTAATTCGCGTTGGCCGTGAATTTCGACGCGGAGCGCAGGTAAAGCTGAGCCCGCACGTCAGCGTTGACGTATTGGGTAATCAGTTTCTTCATGCTGTCTTCGGCCATCACATAGGAGCCCTTGAAGGCAGCATAGCCTTTCTTCACGCAGATGTTCGGACCGCGGCCACGGAACGACTCAAGCCGGAGCGTGAAATCGACGGTGTCCGTCAAGTCCTGTTTGCCTTGCTGGCCGCAGATGTCCAGGTCGCAAACGAAATTGGGGATTGCCAGGCTATCGCCGGGCGCGGCCTGCATTTGCACGACGGAACGAATCGAGTCGGAAACGCCGGACGGGAAAACTCCGCCGCCGATAACGTTGAGGTAGGGTGAATTCGCGGCAAGCGCCTTAGCGATGGTGCCGACGATACGATTTTGGTCCTTGGACGCCAAGTCGCTGATAGCGCTGGGGTCATCACAGAAAAAAGCCATAACGGTTAAGTGGTTTACTAACAAGCTTTTACAACGGAAGCTCACTCCGTCGTGCAGATTTCCCTGCACAGGACTATTTTGATTTCGCTGTGGCCATCAGCGGTTAAGGCCGTCCCCGACGAAGCCGAATCGAGGCATTCTAAGGCTTCATTATACGGTGAGGGTAAAAAGAAAACTGGTCAACTGTAAATCAGCGATTTAAAAATGCCTGGCGCTCCGCCATGAGCCGGTCGAACACCGCTCGGGACTTAACCTGGTGGACGAACACTACCCCGTTGTAGCGCACGTTGCGCGCCATCTCCGAGAGTCCGATGTCCGAGGAAGTCTCGAAGCTCCGTCCATCCGGATAGCTGAAGTGAGGAATACCCGCCGCGTGGCAGAGTTGAAGTTGGTAGTGGTCGATGCACCCGGTCGGTATCGGCATTCCGCCCTGAGACTCCGGCTCACAATATGACGGTGCGGGGGACTCCAACACGGGCACCAGCCGCTCCAGCACTTCGCGAGAAAAAAAGTAGGGGGGCTGCATCGCTATCTTCGGAAGTTTGGATGCGCCGGTGTTAGTATCCTGGACTTCGTTACTCCAAAAAACATTCGGATGGTCGAGCAGATACCGGGGCATCTTCGGGGACAGCATGACACTGTCAGCGTCGTGAAAAAGGTAGTGAGTATACGGAGTTTCGAGAAGTGCCCGCAGATACGCCGCGTGGCGCACGAGAGACCGAGCACCCGCCCACTCCGCGGCACCGCAGGACCGGTAATAGACTCCCTCGGGGTTGCCCGCGAGCGCCGTGATGGGCGCGTCCTCCGGGCTGAGGATAAGGACACTAACGCCGTGGTGACGGTAGGCCGGAAAGTTAGCTTCGATTTGGTGCTGGTCCCCGGCGTATCCGCTAACTGCTACGAGCATGTTCCGTTTCATAAATTTCTCGGGCTTCCCGGCAGAGTGCTACCTGCCAGTCGGTTTTGATTGGGTGACAAAAGGTCGTTCCCATTTGGGCAATGCGGTAGTGCAGCGTCTGCCAGGCGATTTTCTCCGGCTCCGTCTCAGTCGTGCGAAAAACCTGTTCACCTGGGTGCTCTAATTCCGTAAAGGCTCGGTGCCGCAGCCCGGCCTCGCACGCCCACGCGAGCATGGCGTAGTCCAGGTAGGGAGTGATTGGATGCACCGGGACGCGCGCGCTAGCTTCCAACATGCGTTGGATACTCTGCCGAGTTAGGAAATATGGGGGCTGGGCCGCAATCTTCGGATACGGGCTCGCGTGCGGTCGGGGCTCAACTACTTCATTCGACCAAAGCGTGTCCGCGGCCTGGTCGTATAACCGGGGGTCAATGCGGGCGCTCACGCAAAAACTGTCGGCATCGTTGAGCAGAAAATACTGGTGGGGAAACGTCAGCAGATACTTCAAGTGCTCGTGCTGCCGAGTCCAACTGTCCGCGCCGATGTAGGCGCGCTTGCCTTTATGCACCGCCCAGTGGCCCAGGATGGTAACCGGGCTGTCCTCCGGGGACATGATGATGACCGGGCACCCGTGCGCGCAGTGTATCGGCATGGCGCGGCGCACCAGGGCCTCGTCGCCTGCGTAGCAATGGATGCTGACGACTGTGTCAGGATTCATGTTCATCGCTGGCTGTCGTAAATAAGTTTTGCGTGGGGGGCCAGTTCCCGGTCGAGGAAGTCCCGGTAGGCCCATCCAAGTCCGTCGCACAGTTTTACTCTCGGCCTCCACCCAAGAGATAACATTTTAGAACCGTCTAGGGCACGCTGGGGGGTTCCGTCTGGCTTACTAACATCCCATTGAATTGGACCTGAAAATCCCACAACCGCCGCTATCGAGGTCGCCAGGTCCCGTATAGAAATTGGATGCCCCGAGCCGATGTTAACCGGAGACGGGTCATTATACTTCTGCATGAGAGTTATACACGCATCGGCACAGTCGTCAGCGTAAAGAAATTCCCGTGTGGGAGCCCCAGAACCCCAGCACGTAACCGCTCCACGACAAATCCGGGCCTCGTGAAATTTGCGAATAAGTGCCGGTAAGACGTGGCTTGATTTTAAATCATAGTGGTCAAACACCCCATATAGATTAGTCGGCATACACGAAATGAAGCACGACCCGTGCTGACGCCAATACGCCTGGCACAACTTAATGCCCGCGATTTTGGCAATCGCATACCACTCATTGCTGGGTTCCAGGGGGCCTGTTAGCAAGCTGTCCTCCCGGACCGGCTCAGTTGCAAGTTTCGGATACACACACGCGGAGCCCATGAACAGCAACTTTTTGACCCCGTGCCGGTGCGCACCCTCAATAACATTCATTTGAATCTGAAGATTCTGAGCGAGGAATTGCGCTTCGTGGCCAGTATTGCTGCACACTCCCCCGACACGGGCCGCAGCGAGAAATACATACTCCGGTTTTTCCCTATGAAAAAATCGCAAAACGTCCCTGGTCTCACAAAGGTCCAAGGCATCGTGAGTCTGTGCAACAATGTTATTAAAGCCTTTGGCCCGCAACTGCCGCACGATAGCGGACCCGAGAAGTCCGCGGTGACCGGCGACGTAAATTTTAGAGTTTTTCTTCATACAAATCTGCATCCACCATCATCCGCACCAGTTCGGGGAAACGCACCTTGGGTTCCCAGCCGAGGGCACCCCATGCTTTTTGATAGCTCCCGATAAGCACATCGACTTCCGCCGGGCGGTCGTATCGGGGGTCGTGCTCCACGTAATCGTGCCAATCGAGTCCGACGTGCGCAAAGGCCAGTTCCAGAAACTCCCGGACGCTGTGAGTCTCGCCCGTCGCGAGCACGTAATCGTCGGGCTTGTCCTGCTGTAACATGAGCCACATGCCCTCAACGAAGTCCTTGGCGTAGCCCCAGTCCCGGCGTGCGTCCAGGTTGCCGAGATACAGTTTGCGCTGGGTCCCGGCCTTGATGTTCGCGATGGCGCGGGTAATCTTGCGGGTGACAAAAGTTTCACCGCGCCGGGGGCCTTCGTGGTTGAAAAGTATTCCGTTGCTCGCGTGCAGACCGTATGCCTCGCGGTAGTTCTTGGTCATCCAGTAGGCGAAGACCTTGGCGCAGCCGTAGGGCGAGCGAGGGTAGAATGGGGTCGTCTCCTGCTGAATCGGCTCCTGGACCATGCCGAACATTTCGCTGCTGCTGGCCTGATAGTATCGAGTGCGAGTGCCGTGCTCCCGAATCGCTTCGAGCAGCCGGACCGCGCCCATGCCGACAACGTCGCAGGTGTATTCCGGGCAGTCGAAGCTCACCCGGACGTGGCTTTGAGCCCCCAGGTTATACACTTCGTCCGGTGCAATTTTTCCAATGAGGCGCGCGAGACTGCTGCCATCCGTTAGGTCCCCGAAGTGCAGATTCAAGCGGTCGAAAATGTGGTCGATGCGCGACGTATTTATCGTCGAGGACCGGCGAAGAATGCCGTGGACGGAATATCCCTTTTCGAGCAGTAACTCCGCAAGATAGCTGCCGTCCTGGCCCGAGATGCCGGTAATGAGTGCTGTTTTCATACAAAGTGCTTTCGTGCGAAACTTATAGCGGAGAGGTCTTTGACGCCGTGCAGCCAAACCACACCGCGGTCGGCGATGCTGTGCAACTGGGGCTCCGTCATGCTGGCGGTCCGCCAATGGAATTCCATGAACTTGAAATTCGCGGTGCCCCAGGTTCGGAAATCGCCCGCGAGGCCGTAGTCCCATCCAACGCTGGTCTCGTTCACGCGCCGGGCCAGCCAGTGCAAAAACCGCAGGTTGCCGGACAGAAAACAGTTGCCGTTGATGTGTTTTGCGATGCTAGGACCTTCGACCTGGCATCCGGCCACGCACACCTTGCCCCGGAGCTTGTCCCACGCGTCGTGAAAGATGGGCAACCAGTCGCGATTGAGGGGGGCACAGTCGGCTTCGAGCATGAATGCCGCCTTATATCGAGGGATGCCGGGTTTTTCTGCCGACATGGAGTAAAACCATTCGATAGCGCCGAACGCGAGGCTGTTGCACCCGCAGGGCCATCCGACTCCCTTGCGCACGGACGTGTGGGTGAATACGTGGAACTTGCGGGCCAGGTATCGCACGGCTTCGCTCGAAAAAGGTTCGCAATCGAATCGGTTCACGAGCAGCAAGTCCGCGGATTCATTCACGCCTTCTGGCTGAGTGTCCGCGAGCAGCTTGAGTAGCGCGCCCATTTGCGCTTTGTCGCCGGACCAATACGGCGCGACGAGCAACAGTTTGTTGCTGCGAGGCTTTGCTATTTCGCGTCGGTTGCTCATGGGTTATCCGCGGGGTCCGTAAACTTTGTGCCCTACGTGGCCCGCGACAAGGCCGAAGTCCACGTAGGGTTGATGGTTCGCTGCGAGGGCGCGGGTGCAAAAAGCTACATCTTCACCCATGCCGAGGCAGCTATGCGTCCGCGCCGTAGCTTGCGCAGCCGCTAAGATACCGTGGGCCTTTGCGGCGTGCTCGCCGGTTAGTGGCCCCTCTGAAAAAACCTTGAGTGCCCGGCCTACCGCGGCCATAAGCTCATGCTCGCTACTCGTGAACCAGTGCCCGTGACGACCGCCGGGGTCGCGCGCGAGATACGGAAACTTGCGTTCGATGTCCTCGAAAACGGTGCGGTGTATCAGTAGGCAGCCGGTGCCCACCCACTTCGTCGGCCTCAGTTCGTCGCGGGGCACCTTGCGCGCGTCGGCCTCGTGGTCCGCGCGAGCCGCACCCTCGTTATACATCGGTTTGTTCGCGCCGGGCTGCCGTCCGAAATACAGCGCGCCGACGAGGGACTTCCCGTGGCTGAGTAGCCGGTCGATGGTGTTGTAACTGGCGAACGGCTCCGGTAACGCAAATCCCGTGTGCGCATTATACCAGAGCGCGTTGCCGAAGGGCAGCACCATGTCGTCGTCGATGGTCAGCATCCACTCAAGGCTCGATTGCAGAAAAAGGTCTGCGCATGTATTCCGGCTGTGGGCCACGAAGGCGTCCCCGAAGTTCAGCATACTGGCGGTGCGCCGCTTGTCCGTAAGCTGCGCCACGCAGAATGCTGTCATCGGATTCGTCTGCTTCATCCAGGGCAGCACGAGCATGACCTTCTTGTCGAGGACGGTCACGCTGTTAGTTGGAGTTGTCGCAATCATTTAGTAGTCCCGGTCCCAACACGCCCACACTCCGATAATAATGAATATAAGAACGAATCCAAAAAATACTGCCGCAATAGTTGTCTCAAACGGGCTCATATCACTTGTTGGCGGCGGCGCGTTCGCGTTCTTCCGTCACCTGTTTTCGCAGATTATCGAGGGCGTCTCCGGCGGACTGATTAAAGTCGTCTTTCTTCGACACGGGTGCCGGAGCATTCGTCGGCGCATTCGACTCGCGGATGCGCGTCACGCTTCCTTGCTTGAATTTGTCCAGCTTAGCCGTCAGGTCGGCGATGGTTTTCTTGTCAACCTCAGAACCTGACTTAAGCGCAGCGTGCTCCTTTTGCAGATAGAAAAGCTGCGCGGTCGCGGTCAGCATGATGGCACGCATCTCCGGACTGTCATCTTTCATGGCCGCTTCCAGATGGCCCTTGGTCGTTTTCACAAACTCATTGTGTTCTGCGGCGGATTTACGGTCGGCTTCTGGTGCTTTCGGGTCAATCGGCTTTTCGGTGAACCAGGACAGGGACTTTGTTAGCTCCCCCAGGTGTTTTTGGGTCGCCGTATTGTGCTGAACTGCGGCGGCTTCCGCGGCCTTGGTGCGCTCCGCGACGTATTCCGTCACGTTGGTCTTGGCGGCTTCGATGGCGCGGCTTTTCTCAAACTTGCGCTGCTCAATGTCAGCAATCTTGGACTCCACGGTGCGTTGCAGCGCGGGGTCAGCGATGGCAGCGAAAAGGGCATCCATCTTGACGTTTTCCGGTCCGCCGTGCTTCTTGATTTCGGCGATAATTTCCGGGGTGGTCACTTTGGAGCGCTGAAGCTGCGCGTAGATGAATTCGCGCGTGGTTTCTACGTCCTTGTCGAAAGTTTTCCACTTCGGGTCGGACTCAATGTCGAGTTTTGCGCGCCAGGTCCGGTGGTCTTCCAATTCCTTGAGCGCTTCCGGCGGCGCAGTGTTTTTCAGTCGCTCCGCAGCTTCTGCGTTCTCCTTGCGTAGCTTTTCAAGCTCGGCTTCGAGCTTGGCAACCTCCTGGGCCGCTTTAATTTTGATGGCGGCGAAAGATTCAGCACTTTTGGGGCTGGCGTTCGGCGCGAGTGTCGGACTGTCCTTGAAAAGGGCTTCGGCGCGCTTGCGGTCGGCTTCGATTTTGTCCGCGGCAGCCTTCGCCTCGGCGATTTCAGCCTCGGTCTTTGCCGGGGGAGTATTTTCAGCGGGTTTTTCCTCTGTCGGGGCTTCTGCGGCCTTTTTCGCGGATTCTTCAGCGGATTTGGCGAGGGCGTCGAGTGCGTCAGCCGCATCTCCGCTGTCCACGGGGGCCATATTCTGGCCGGAAATGTCCTGCGCCGCTAATTTCTGCGCAACTTCGGTGTTGTGGGCCGTCGCGTCAGGAAAAGTCTCCAGCGCTACCTTGTTTGTGTTAGTGTTTTCGGGCATAGGTGGTTATTCGTTGAGTTTTTTACCGTCAGAGTGAGCCTCGTCGTCTTCGAGCGGGGGGTAATTGTCCTGTGACTTCGGCGCATCCTGCGTCGGGACCGTCAGAGTGATTATAGCCTTGAGGGATTCCTGCCATCCACGCACTTCACCGGAACGAACGCATATTTCGTTAGTATCGCCCTTGGCTAATAGCGCCGGAACGGACTCCGCAAGCTTCGGGATAAGCCTTTGACCGGTGCGGGTGTTAAAAAACGTGCGTAGAACAGCGCAATCCTCGCTGTCCCAGGGCAAACTGTCATTCGTGATTTCCATTGGTGGTCATTTTAGGGGGTTATGGTTGGGCTTCCGGCGGGGGTGGGCCGACGGAAGACATGATTTGGTGGCCCTCGGCATCGTGGGCCATACTCTGCTGCTGAACTTGCTGCGCCTGGGCGTCGAGCGCGTGTAAATTCGCAATCTCAGGCCCGGCTTTCTTAAGAAAATCGAGGACAGGTTTTATTTTGTCCTTCGGCGCGCCCTGAGCTTCCCAGTTGTTCGCGTGCTCGTTGATGTGCGCTACGAGCGTCTCGAAAATTGCTGTGTGGCTCTGGCCCTCCATCATCGCGGACGCTTGTTGCTCGGCAATCGGCATCAAAATGCTCAGATGGATTTCGTGATTATCGCGGGGGGACACCGGCACCGGCTGGCCTTGCATAATGAGCGCCAGTTCCATCTGCTGTAACCGGCTCTGCTCCGCCTGCTCCGTCGGGTCGTTCGTCGGAAGCAACACGCGGTCCACGAAGTCCGAGCCGACTCGGGCCGTGCCGTCTTCTACTTCGAGGGCGCGCTGATTATACAGCGGGTTGCCCCTTTTCTCGGTGCAAAACGCGCTCGTCATTTGGCGCTCCGCGGGCGTTAGGTCGCGAATCGTGCTGGCCACGGGCTGCATCCGCAGTTCCTCGATTTCGGCCCGCGTCATGTGCTCCAGCAATTCCTTCTGCGCGGCCTTGGCATCTTCTTCGAGGGTGTCCGGGTCGCAAATTCGTTTTTGCATGGTGCGCACCATCGCCACGAACTGCTCCAAAAATCTGGTAATGCGCACATCCTTGGTCTCTTCTTCTCGCGCGGCGAACAAATCCACTTCCGCTTTGGTGGTGCGCTCGCCCCCGAATTGCCGGGGGCTGGTGTTGCCGATAAGTTGGTCAGCGAGCAACGCCAGATACGCGTCGAGCTTGAGGAATGGCTCAATGTCGCCGTCGATTTTTTGCTCGCGCAGGTCCCAGTCTCGGGGGATTAGGGCCATGCAGCCGATGACGTTCATCTTGAACGTGTGCAGCCGCTTCACGTCGCCCTGGACGAGAATCTTGCCGGAGAGGATACTCCTGTCAACGACTTCGTTGCGCGTCCGGTCAATCATCCCCGCGAGTTCGTATAGGTCGCGCCCGATGCCCTTGCTCCCGTGCATGGTGCCATTGCCCTTTTGGAAGGCGAAAAACGACATGCAGTCTTCCATCCCGTCGAACCGGTCGAGCTTGGTGAAAATCTCCGACATCTCCGCGCCCGCGAGCCGGTAGTGACTGACTTTGCCGGTCACTTCCCGCACGAGCAGCGTATACACCGTGCATACGCTCGCGCCCGCCATGTAGCTAACACCGATGGTCAGTTCGCGGATTGCGTTCTGATACCAGGTTTCAATAGTGCCGCCGATGTTGAGAAGGTCTCGAATCTGGGCCGGGCTGGCGGCATTGATAGCGGCGATGGTTTGCTCAATGTTCCAACCCAATTCTTCCGCCGTTTCCCGGTCCTTGATGTAGGCGAAAAGTTCGTGCGGCAGATACATTTCCTTGAGCACGACGAACTGGGCATTCGATGCCGCCTGCTTGCAACCGTCCGGGAGAAAATTTTCTGCTTGCTGAAAAGCTTTGGGGAACCAGGTATATCCCTCGTCGAGCCACGCCGCCACGGTGTGGCCGAACAGCGCGTTGTCGAACGCCAGGTCCTCCACCAGGGTCCGCCATCCGACGCGGTTGCGGATTGTCTTGGTGATTACGTCCCGGAATTTCTCCGACTTCTCGACGTTGTTCTGCCACTTGTTACTCAGGGTGCTGTCGGTCAGGTATTTAACACCCGAGACGGCCTCACAAAATCTGGGCGCGACTTTTTCAATCCAGAGCGGCAGTGGTTTGGTGGTAAAATTCTGCTTCCACCCCAATCCTTCGGACTCCAGTCGGGCGCTGTCGTATGGGCGCTCCGCGTTGTATTTGGCCAGGATGCGGGAATTGACCACCTGCCGCTGGCGGTTCGCGGCGATGATGGTGCGCACCACGTTGACGGCCATGCCCGAGTCCCGGATACTGCGTTGAGTCGGGTGCCCGGCGGAGTCAATCTTGGGCGATTGGATAATCCCCCCGGCGGGGTCCAGGTTGTTAGAAGTAGGATACTGCGTTTCGGCAGGCATAGCGTCTCTAAACAGTGTGCTATTCGGGGGATTTCCGCCAGATTCGTTTCCACCGGCCATCCGGGCACCGCTCGGTCGTCAGCAACACCTTGGCGTCGAGCAGACACCCGCAGAGCCCGCACTGGTCTCCGATAAGCTCCGGCCCCGGAATGCGATGCGGGCACCGGCGGCACTCATGCCAGCGATTCACTTCTTCCGCGGGATTCACCAGCGCCCGGTAGCCCCGGAAACGAGCGTAGCCGACAGCCAGCATAGCCGCGGCGAATCGAAAAGGGTTCGGTATCTTCATGGCGTGCGTCGCTTTCTCCAGCAATGGGCCGGGAGTGACGCATCGTCCACCACGTCATGGTCCACCCACACCGACACCGGCAGGCTCTCCCCCAGGTGACTGCATCCGTTTAAACGCGCATCTATCGTCCGGCCCCCGAGAATTTCTTTGTGCATGGCACGGACTGCGGCACGACAACTGCTGCATCCCTCCGGGAGAGCCGTGTTCAGCGGGCAGGCCGCGCACACGTTCGCGCGGTTGGCGGCGTCGGTGGGGCTGGCCCAAGGCACCCGGTTGCCGGGCATCAGCCCGCGAATGAAAGACAGGTATTTGAGCACGCGCCCCTTGAGGGACGCAATCTTCAGGTGCCGCTCGTTTTCGCCGTTGATTTCGGAGCAGTGCGCCGGGTTGCGCGCGCACGCCTGGGCGCTCACTTCCGCCTCGACGTTTCCCTGCGCGCGTCCGGCGCGCTTGCGATATGCGGCTACCCGACGCATCACGTCGGCCCAAGAGTGTCCCCGGATTCGAGCGCCGTCGCTATCGGTGAAAAAATATCCGTCCCGCGGGAAAAGGTTTACGTTTATGCGCTTCATAAAATCGGGGTGTCGCTGAGGTAGTCTGTGGTGTTCGTGCAGTCGTGATACGCCCCGCCCTTAAGCACCCGTTCGTCGGACCAGCCGTCGAAGTCATCGGAGTCCCCCGGCATCGGAACATCGTTGCCCTTCATACTCAGTATAGTCCCGGAGCCGCGTCGGGCGGCGAATACAAAAAGCGTCAAGCTGTCGGCTTCGTCCGGGGAAGTTTTCCCAGTGCTGATGTAGTCCGCCTTCGTTTGGACTTTTTTTTGTTTGCCAGTCGTAACGAATTTTCGCTGAGTCACCTGGACTGCTAGTTTCTCCAGGTTCATGCTGGGGTGCAACAGCAAGTAGCCAAATTCCGCATACGCGCGTAGCCCGAACCAAAGTTCGCTGCAAACTCGTAAAAATTCTTCCTCACAGGTGTGAGTATCTTCCTCCATGAGCCGGGTCTTGCTTGCGCTGTTACTGTAGTTAACATCGTGTATGGCGGGGGACCAGTCGTGCTTCATCAAGTCCGCGATGCCCGCGCCGTGACCGGTTCTGTCGCACGCGAACCATTCCGGCTTAACGCCCGCCTTCTTGTTGATTTCAATCAGCTTTGCGCTCATGGCCACGGTGTCGCCCTTCGGCAGCATGAACTGCTGGTCCGCCTGAAGCGCCCATCGAGTGGTTGAACGACTGTTAGTATCCTTGAACATGATAGTGCGCCCGTTCGGGAATTCCAACGTCGGGGGGACCTTGTAGCCCGTGGCTCGACCCCAGCGCCCGAGGGTATACGGGGCTCCTGCGCCGCCTTCGAGCGCCAAGTCGCACGAGGCAACCGCCACGGGGGTATCGAGAAAAATGAATTCCCCGCGCATGTTGTGCAGCATTCCCGGAGGAATTACCGCGAGTTCGATGCCCTGGGGCGGATACGCGCCGCGGCCCATCGTGTAATATCCGGGCGATTGCAGCCCGCCGGAATTGAGCGCAATAGCGTCGAGCCCGGCGCGCGTTTGCAGACCGGGATAGATGGTTTTGCCAGTGACCACGTTCTCCGACTTCTCTCCGTCAAGTCGGAGCACGTCCCAGCCGCGCGTGGATTTCCACCGGAAGTGCTTGTCGATGTCGAAGCTCTCCCATCCGAACGGGGGCTCTGCGCGGATACCGACTTCGTCCCGCTGGTTGCGGGGATTGTAGGCACCAAAAATCTTGAACCCACCCACGGCCCCTTCTTCTTCAACCTGGCTCAACACGTTGTCGATGTCGCCCCACACGCCTTGCGGGATGTTCTCGATTTCGTCCAGGAACAAGAACAGCCGGGATAGCGGGCCGAAGACCGGATGCGGGACTGGCCGCGGGATACGCTTCGTTCCCTGGATGCGCCCCGCTTTCTTTTGCTTGCCCATCGGGATGACGAGACCCTTGATTGCGCCCGCCTGATTTCGCCGGGAGCGCCCGATGAATAGTGCATTCACTTCGCCCGGCATCGGCAGCGTGGCGCTGCTGTGCAACCGGACCAGATGCGAAAAAAGGTTCGATTCCAAGTGGTCCTCGCTCGGGCCGAGCACGCGCACCGCGGTGTATTCCGGGTCGCGAATGAATTCGAGGAACAGCCGCACACCGACGCTGTAGGATTTGCTCATGCTGCCGCCGCCCATAATGAGCCCCTGATTCGTGGTGCGAAATAAATCCCACAGGTCTCGCGTCGATTGCGGCGCTGGGTTGAATAGTGTCGGGGTCCAGAGTATCTGTGCCGCTTCCTCCGGAGCGTCGGATTCCAGCAGGTCGTGCAGGTAGTGTGTTAGGATGGGATTGTATTTGGCCGGATTGTCATCGGAAATCTTGACCTTCATCTTGCACGCTTCGACGACGGCCATCGCGGCTTCCCGCTTCCGGTCGGAATGCACGAGCGACGCTACCTGGGCCGCTAACACCTTAGCTGGTCCGTCAGGAAGCATTAGAGGGGGCGTCCGCAGTGCTCGATTAGGTCGGCGTCGTGGACGTTGGGGAAGTCAACCACCGGCGCGGATTCCCATCCGACGGCGTGGAAGTGGTGTATGCGGGGAGTGCCTGACTTGCGGTGCATCGCCGGGGTGAATGAAAAGTTCATCGCTTCGATTGGGACTAGCCAGCGGACCTTTTCGACTTCCGCGGCGAGATGGGGAAGGTTCGAGGATATTCGCCCGAGCACGTCGAATCGGGGGTGCTTCGCGGCGTTGCGGACGGTGAGGATGCGGGGGCTCCAGCCGCGCGCGGACCAGGACCGGACCCAGAGTCGGAGGATGCTCGCTTGGCTGGGGTCAGCGTGCTCCGAGCTATCCCAGTAGGTGTAAACGTTTGGTTTGGGCATAAAATTTGGTAGCGGGGGCGGGAGTCGAACCCGCTATTTTCACGTTATGAGCGTGACGAGCTACCGTTGCTCTACCCCGCAGTTCACTAAACAGTGTGCCAAAAAAAGACGAGCCGCCATCCGTATTATCAGATGGCGGCTGTAACCCAGGCTGGTGAAGACTTAATTTGTGTTGGGACCCTGGAAAAACAATGAATAAAACCAGGGATGAATCAGAAAGGGCCTGGAGGGGAGATTGGTCGGGGGAGAGTGACTTCTTCCACTCATTCATCGGCACAATTGCCGGTGTCCTAGATTTTGGACGACCCCCCGGTAAATTATTTGGTTGTGTTCATAATTGATAAAAGTTGGTGGACACTATCGCGGCCCTGGCGTCCGACTGTCGGAGGGCTATTTACGGGCAGTAACGCCCGGCCCGAATTATTGCTGCTGTTCCAGGACTCGAACCTGGGGCGGGTAAACAAGTGGCGACCTGTTTATTCGTCTATCGCCAATCATCATTAGACCACTCTGACAAACAGCAACAAATTGGTTCACTTTCCGCATTTTCCGCCGCAGCACTTGCCGCCGTTCTTGTGCTCGGGGCTCTTGCCGTTGGTGATGCGGGCCAGCCGGAGCGTAGCCTCGTCCCGACGACGTTGGTTGGCGGTTTCAACCGCGGGACTGAATTTGCTACCCTTCGGGGCGGCTTCGTAAGTAAATGATAAGTTCATAGTGGGTTTGACTATTGTTTTCGTTTTGCGTTCAAAATAATTGTGCGCACGTTTTGCTCGGTCCAGTGCTTGCCGGACCGCGTGCGGGAGTCCATGATGTTCAGCAGCCGCGCTATTTCGCGGTAGTTTTTGGGGTGGTCGGCGTGGTCGTCGTCCCTGCCCGGTTCTCCATTATGCCAGTCCAGCATGAGTTTGAGCAATGCCGCCTCGGGCTTGAAAAAACCGTAAGGTTTAACGCCTTCCACGTTCATCTTGCCCGCGGCCTTGAGCCGGTCCTTGGCGCTGCGCAGTTTGCGCACCAGGACGGACTTCTCCCATTCCGCCAGCGCGCCCATGATTTGTCGAATGAGCACGCGCGTGGGGTCACCGCCGTCGGCTGCCATGTCCGTCAGGTTGCCCTGGTCGGCGCTGAAAACTTTGATGCCTCGGGTCCGACACTCTTTCAGGAGTAGTTCGGAGACCATCAGGTCGCGCGCGAGTCGGTCCATCCGCTCGACGACGATTGCTTCGAGGGGTTCCCCGCCGTTCTGCTTGCTCCAGGATACTATCTCCAGGGCAGCCGAAAACATCGGTCGGTCGATGCCCTCCACGGTTCCAGAAACGCCTTCCTCCCGAAACTCTCGGTGGTTGGTGAGCTTGTGGATTCGGCAGAAGTCCTCAATAACCCTGTCCTGTCGGTCGAAGCCGTCGCCCGCGATTTGGGTCGCGCCGCTTACTCGTAGATAACTCACTACATTCATGTGGGAAGGTAACACGGGCTGCGGGATAATCAAGTCCGTATTTCTACTGGGAGTTCCATCCGTGTTCCCACAGAAGCTCCAGCCGCTTGAAATAGTGGTCGTATTGCTTGGCTACCTGCGGAATTGAATACAGCCGGACGGCACGCTCGCGGATGTATTCGCAATCCAGGTATTTCGCCACGCGCAGCGCACTCACAAACTCGCCCAGGTAATTGCATCGAAAGCCGGAGCGCCCGTGGTCCACGGTCTCGGTGAAGCCTCCGAAGTCCGTGGAAATGACCGGGGTGCCGCACATCTGTGCCTCGACTGCCACGCTGCCGAAGGGCTCAATGTATTGCGTCGGACACAGTAGCGCAGTTGCGCGGCTCATGTATTCGTTTCGCTCCGCGTTGCACAGCGGTCCGAGATACTCCGCGCCGTGGGTGACCAGGCTCGTGTCCCCGTGGCCGATGACCTTGAGCGGGATGCCCGCGGCGTGTGCGGCCTGGCACGCAATGGCGATTCCCTTGCGGGGTGTTAGCCGCCCCACATACAGCGCGAATCTTTCCTTGTTGAATCGCTCCCGGAACTGAAAATCGCTCTCGTCGAAGAACAGAGGTATCACGTCGTCGAAAAATCGTCCTTCCCAACTGTCCTGGAACCCGTGCGTGCAGTGCCGCCACGCGTGGCTTTCATACACCCGATACGGTGCGTAGCTGCCGACGTAGCCAATGGAGTATTCGAGCGCCAGACAGTCCGGGTGAGCCTCTGTTACGGACTGCTGGCTGCGCCCTCCGATGGTGCAGATTATATCCCGAGGTTGTTTTCGCTTCGCGATGGCAGACACCATCCGAGGATTGCACAGCGCCCACAGCGCCGGGGAATTATCCGTGGCGGCATATTGGTATTGCGTGTTGCCAAGAAGAACCCGCTGTTCTTCCTCGGAAATACACGACACGAATTCCGAGCAGGGCGCTTCGTTGTGCTCCGCGCCGTAAAGAAAAACGGTGTGATTCAGGTGCCGCAGCAGTTTGGCGAAACGAATCGTGGCCTGGGTAAAGCCGCATAGTTCGTATTTGCTGGTGGTTTGGGTGGTCGGTAGGGCGAGCAGGTGAATACTCATGTCAGGTTATGTTGATTGCCTCCGAAGAAATTGATTGGAAAGTCCAGACTCCGGCGGCACCTGGATTAACAGATAGCCCTACCTTGGTGCTGGCGGGAGTTACATCGAAGCCGGTGGAAAGGGATTGCAGCACCTGGGCCGTGGGCACATTTTGAAAACCGGAGGACCCGTTACGGTGGTTCGCTATGACGGAGCCCTGGACGACGGTGCTTGCGCCAGTCGCCCGGACGATGCCCTCCACATCCCAACACCCGGTGTCGGTTGCCGCGGTTTGCGCAACGCCCGTGAACGAGCACCGACTAACATCCGTAACCGTAGCGCCGGTTCCAAACCGCATTGAAAAGATTGGACCTGCCACTCCGGTAGCGGTCTTCGTGGCCGTGATGCGCCACCGGACGGTGGTGCCGATTTTGACGTGCCCGGAGATAGCCAGGTCGGAGTTGGTCAGATACGTGTCGGTGGCGTTCGCGGTTACGTCAGTGACGTTAGCGTTAGCCAGGGTAGGACCGGCAGCGCCAGTCGGTCCGGTGGGTCCGGTGGGTCCAGTCGGTCCAGTGGGACCGGCTGCCCCAGTTCCTCCGGTTGGCCCGGTCGGACCGGTAGGACCCGATGCTCCGGTTCCGCCAGTCGGTCCTGTAGGACCAGTAGGTCCGGCTGCTCCAGAAGCGCCGGTGCCCCCGGTAGGCCCGGTTGGTCCGGTCGGACCTGATGCGCCGGTGCCTCCCGTGGGTCCTGTTGGTCCTGTTGGTCCTGGGTTTCGTAGCATGGTTATCCTTCCTTGGCGGTATACGGACTGCTAGTGCTGGCGCTTATGACATTCATGGCTTCTGTCGTGATGTAGTTGCCTTCCAGTTCGTAGCTGCCATTAGGCTTAATAAGTATACTAGGCTGTGCCGCCGTGGCGGCAGTAGTAAAATTTATCCACTTATCTTCGGTGCTGACATTCTCGAAAAGAAGATATTTACGTGCAGTGTTAGCCGCCATAACTTGCTGACTGACGCCGCCGGTGGCCACTGTGCCGGAGCGGTCCGTAAGAGTTCCACGCTGGGCCGTATTTATGGTGCGTAGGTTGCCGCTCAGGTCCTCGCTCAAAGCTACTTGAAAAGTTTCGGTCCACGTAGGCGATGCGGCATTAGCCACGGCTGGCAACACCCCCAAATTCGTAGCGCCAGGCACTACGGAATTATTCGACTTATTTCCCGCTGAAGTCTGGGTCCCGCTGGGAATGTTGCGGGTGATAAGCCCTATGTCGGAAGCAATCGGGGCCGTGTTTGAAGCTGTGGCTCCGCACACCGAAAAATACCTGAAAATTGTTTGTAGGTTGAACCCCGTCATCGGGGTCGAACCGTTGAACACCGTGACTTTGAAATATCTCGCTAGCGGGGGAAAGTGCAACTCAGAAATGTTAGCTGCGGTAATCGTCGTGGTCGGACCGAAGAAAAAGGTTACGTTGTCATTTGAAAAAGAAACAACGACAGTGGCGGTGCCCGCGAAGGGAGACGACCCCGCATATATACTAACAGCGGCGTAGCCTAGAATGTCTTCGGAAGTTCCTGTGAAGGTGCCGAAGGCTCCTAGTGGGGTGCTAGACGAATTGGCAGCCGATATAACCCCGGTAGTTGATACCGGCTGCGTTGCCGGAAAGTTGCTGACGGAGACCGGGATGGTGCTCTGGTCGGAAGCAATGACGACCGGTATACTGTTAGCGCTTGTCTTCGAGCCGACAGTGGGTGCTGAACTGCCAAGCCACGACTGAACGTCTACCTCCTGGGTGCCGCACGGAATGTTACGCACCACGAGTCCGAAGTCATTGACAGCCGGGCACGAATCTAGGACCGTAGCCCGATTATCGGACGCACTGTCTTTGATTTCTACTGCGCCGATTTCAATATCGCCGGGCTCGACGATGACCGGCAGCGGAACCGGGATGCCGCCCCCGCCGCCGGTGATAAGCGACTTGAGGCGCAGCAGTATCTTCCGGAGCAGATTGTTGTCCGTGTCGCCTGGGCGGGGGTCCTGTTCGTCAAGGGCCATAGAAAAGTCTCGCGGTGCGATGCAGTCTGCGACGAAGCCTGTTACGAAACCCGATTGCTTTGCCGAGCGTCAGTCTGCGCACTCGCACTCGGGTGCAGCGGGTGTCGGAGTTGAGTAGGTCAACAATCGACTCCAGCACTACCGCGTGCGGCTCCGGCGCGTTAGGGAGCGAGGGCACCGGTCGGAGTAGCCGCCAGCGTCCCGCCGGTAGCGTCGCTGTTCAGGGCGATGAGCAGCCGGATGAAAGTGCGAATGGGCTCGTCCCGGAACGCGGTGCGGATGTCAACGCCGCGAACGCCGCAGCTACACGGGAAACCGGACGTGTTGCCGAAGATAATTGCGAGTTGGTCCACGACTTCCGCGGGGATGGGCAGGTCGTGGTTCCCTTGCAGATAATCCGCGAGGGCTTGCAGTTTGGTGCTTTGCGCTGTAGTGAGAATGGCCATAAATTTCGTGTTGTGTTACCGTCAGTATACAGTGTGGGTTTAGTGGATGCGCCGCAAGGGCGGAGTTGGAGATTTTTTGTCCGGCAGGTGCAGAATCGTTTTCAACTCAGCATCGAGCACCGGCACCACTACCCTGGCACTATCGGCCAGCGCAGCCAGCGCGCCATCGCCGGGGCAGCCATATCCGTCCACCGCAAATTGCACCCTGTGCCGGGCCGCGAACATACGCACGGCGCGCACCGGGACGAAAAACTCTACCCCCGGCTGGTTATTGCCGACAGTGACGCCGATGACGCCGCCGTCAGAAAAGACTGGTCCTCCGGACGCGCCGGGCACTACGACAGCGCTCATTTGGTCCACCGGCCCGGACCAGGGCCAGCCAGCGACATGCACCCCGACTTGGGACACGATGCCGGAGGTAATGCTGCCGTCGAAAACTTCACCCCGAAAATTGCCGACGATGAACACCGGCGCACCGACGGCGTCCCACTCTTCACGAGCAAAACGCACGGGCTCGAAGTATCCCGGCGGCACGTCGATACTGAGTAGGGCCAAATCCAGGTCGGAATCCCGCGCGATAACGGTAGCGGTGAACTTGCACTCGCCCACCTTACGGCCCTCGAACCGAACCAGCTTTACGGCACTGACCTCGTTGAACCCTTCGACAACGTGGTTCGCCGTCCAGAGAAAAGTGCGGGGTTTCCCGAAGGGGTTGGTTCTCTGCACCGCGAACGCACTACCCTGGCCCGCGCTGGTCTTTAGCAGCGCGGTGGAATTCTGCGCGTCGGTGTATTTGTTCGGCACCGAGCACGCCGTTAGCAGGAGGGCCAATAGAAAAACTAACTTTTTCATCGCGGGTGTTTGAGCCGGAGAGGAAGCCGATTGCGCAAATCCGGAGAGGGCGCAAAGGTTTCTACCGGCCAGAAACGATACGCCGACGGATACCGCGCGGCCAGGTTGACGAAGGCCCCGAGCAACGGAGGGTTCGCGGGGTTATCGAACACCACCAGGTCCCCGGTGCTTCTCCAGGTAGTTCCCAGGTCGTGCGACACTTGCAGGTCGAACACACCGAGGAATGGCGGCGCGGGAAAAGAATACTCGTAAATCGGACCGAAGTCCGGGTCAACGTAAATCAGGTCCGAGTTGTATTGCGTGACCAAGTAGATTGGGAAAGATGCCGACTTTGCGCTAACGCAGAGCAGCAGCGAAAAAAGGATTGCGAGGAAGAACTTCATAACGTTAGGCCACTGGAGGCGGTGTCGAAATGGCGCTGTTCAGAGCGGCAGCTACCGAGCCCACCAAGTCCGTTTGATGTTGCACCGCGTCCGCCTGGGCCTGAACGTCTGCCTCCGCAATGCCGGTGGGCTTGGCCTTCAACGCCGCGATGACCAGGTCCCCCGTGGCCGAAAGAGTTTGTGTCACACCGGCGAGAGCCAGCGTGTTCGCCTGAAGATTTGCAAGAGCGCCCATGATTTGTTTCCTTTGTTTGTTGTTTCGCCAAAGCACCCACACCATCGCGAGAAGCATCAGCCAGTTGTCCATGTTCACAGATACAGTGCGGACTCAGAGCCCCGATGTCCGACTTTTATTTTCAAAAAAAATTGGCCCCGGTCACGGGAATTGCACCCATTGTTCAGCCTCACCGATTCGCCGCGTCCGGCACACTCGGGTCGATGGCTTTGCGCATAGCACCGGGATTTCAGAAAAAATTAGCGCCGGTGGGGGCTATTGACACCCCGACCTGCGGATTATAAGTCCGCTGCTCTACTACGCGCCCCCCAAACCCTGGTCGTGCTCCGTAGCCTAGGGAACCGTTTCCAGCCATCAGGCGGCGCTCACTGAGCTACACCGGCACGGACACCTTAGCACACCGGCCCTTCGATGTCAAATTTTAATATCGCGGCAGATTGTCTAAGCGAGTCCGGGCTGGCGATACCCCCCATCGGCTGTCAGGGAAATTCTTGCCTAGGGGGTGGGGCCTTTTCTGCCGGTCTGCGCGCCCTGGGACCGTGGGTCGGCTGGCCCTCCTGGCGGTGCGGCTGCGGAGCACGGCCATCTCGTGAGTTGACCAACATTGGAGTGGGACAGAAT